ATAATTACCATCGTGTCACTAATTGGTTCCGTCCAGACGGAATGGAGACTAACAGGATCATCTCCCTGAGCATATTGCAAAAGAACAATTGGCCCCTGAAGACCAACTGTTTCCGTATCATAGAAAATTGGCTCACTCATTGGTAACTTTTTCTATTAGTTGTTAAAGGATCACGATAACACGGTTTCCCTAATTGGCTTCTTATTCACCGTCACTTTGCAGATATCGCAACGGTAATAATAGCCACGTTTTCCATGAACAAGGCGAAGCTTGATTTTGCATCGCCGACAATCATCCTTGGAGGGCTGACATTGCTGACTCTGGTATTTCATAATGCAACCCATTCTTCTTCGCAATCGCACGAAGAGTCCCGTACATTTCCATATCTGTTGTCTCCCCAGCAGCCCAACCGAGTGCCTGCAAAATCAGACGAGCGTTCTCGGGGAGTTTGTCAACTCTTCCCCCGCCGAGCGACTCTAATAGATGATCTTGCATCTCAAAGATTTCTACCCGCTCTCGCCTTTTCTTTGAGAACGGATTCTTCTTTGCTAATGAGACACGAGGCTTCTCATTGGAGAGCTGGGCCGATTTGACCTGCTTGACGTAAGCAAATCGCTTCGCGCCAGCAGGGAGAGCTTTGAGTTGTTCGATGTGCTGTTGTTTTAGGAAACCTTTTCGAATATCTTCCTGGATTGGCTGTTCAAGTTCCAGGGACCAGAGCCGAATCTGGACCCACTTCTGTGACACGCCTAGGGTATCGGCTAACTCTTTTTGCGTCATAGAACGGAGACGTTTGATTCGATCAAGTCCTGCGGCTTCCTGGAGGATATTCAAATCGGCTCGGGAAAGATTCTCCGTTAAATTAATAACGGCCTTATCCGCTTCCGATAGCGAATCTGATAGAATTTCGCATTCAATCGTTTCAGCTTCATTGATCCGGTGTGCCATGAAACGGCGAAAACCGGCGATGATCTCATATTCGTACTCACCCTCAGGTTCCCGAAGTTTGGCAATCTGGATAGGGTACAACAGCCCTTCGGTACGGATGCGTGCAGCCAATGTAACGCAATCCTGTGGCTGTACCCGTCCCCGACAGTTGTGCTCGTCAATGTGCTTGATCTTGTTCATCGGAACTTTGACAATCTTACGGCCCATTTCAAGTGTCGTGCTCATCGTTGTGCTTTCTCTATTAGATTTAGATCGCTTAAAGCAAACGATCTTCATCGGCCATCTTCATAGATTCATGGAAAAGACCCAAGCTCATGTCTTGGAGTCTACGCTTGTCCTTGAGGTTCTTCAAGACAACTATGTCCGAAGGGAGATGGACAATATCAGTGATCATACACCCCTTGTTTAGGTCCATCCCTGGACGATGAATACGATCCTCGGATTGAATTCTACTTTCCGCATTGAAATCATTGGAATAATAGACGATTTCATTGCTCGCTGTCAATGTGATTCCCATTCCCGCCGAGCCCGGATGACCAATAAATGCGATCTTTTCATCAAATCCTATAGGATATTTACCTTTTCTCTGGAAAACATCCAATAGTTTCTTCGGTAAAGATTGCTTTACATCGGCAGAGACTGGGAGTGAGGATTCCCATCCTCGTCCGTCGACACGAATCGTGCCCCAACCTTTACGCAAGCATAATGTAACAATACGATCAATAGAGCCAGTAAATCCAGCATAGATGACCAATCGCCCATCTTCATGATCATCGAGAATACTTTCTAAAATGTCATCCTTTGGGCATGCTACTGAGTTAGTTACTCTAATAGATTTGGGGACAACTCCTTCGCCACTACAATTGGTACATTCAACTTCTCGAAGTTCCATCTTGCCTGATTCGTCCAGGACAAATGGAACTTCTGTCCTTTTCGACCCAAGACAAAGAGGGCAGGACGTGGTGCCTTCTTCGATATCGGAATATTGGAATCCATCAGATAACTCTCGGAGCAAAGTAAGAGCCGTTACGGCCCGTTTTGCATTAGATTGGATAGATGATGCTGCATTGGCTGTGCTCCGACTAACTTTGCAACGAAGGATACGATACTGTTTGTCCGGAAGATAGGATAGCCAGTCCTTCTTGAAGTAAACGGAAACTAGTCCTTTCATTCTCTTATAGAGTTTTGCGACCTCATTTATTCCTGGTTGAAACTCATGTGCGATACCCTCTCGCGCAATCACATCGAAATCATGTTCCTCCCGAGTGGAACCACAATGACGACATTTATTCTCGCTATCTCTCCATGTTACGGTATGTGGATACACCCCGCCCGCTGGAGACTCTCGCTTTTCTACTACGCCCAACCGATCCCGGAACTTATGTATATTGCCTTCGCGAATGAATCCGGGCTTGGCTACTTCACAAAGCGAATACCAATCCAATGGACTCTTGGGAGCAGGAGTTCCCGTCATCTCGATAATGAATGGCTCATTTTCACCATAATCTTCTCGCATTCCCTTAGTAACTTCCATGACGGATTGTGTTCGTTGCGTAGTAGGCGTTTTGCAACGACTAGCTTCATCCAAGATAATGATCTGAGGAGCTTTTAATCCGGGAGGCCAATTCTTTACCGTTTTGACTAACTCCTCATAGGTCATGATCTTCTCGGGAAGATTAAGCATGCCCCAAGTGGCCACTTCAACCTCGAAACTGGCCAGAGCGGACTTAGGTCCAACCCACCAAACTTTCCGAAAATTCCAACGTTCAAGAGCTTCCTCGATCATCAGGATAGCGGCAAGCGTCTTGCCTAAGCCCATTTCCGCCGCCCAGATCATCTGCCGATAGGTCAGTCCTTCCCTGACCATTTGGATTTGTTGCGGATAGATCGTATCGACCCGACTAACAAACTCTACTAGAGGAGCATCATACCAAGTATAAGGATTCTCTCCCATGAGGAAACGAAGTTGAAACCAATTCCTTGGAGTATCCTTAACAATCCAACTTTTAATATCTGGATTCCATCTGGCACCATCCATTGCCTTTACTTCATCCTTGAGATATTCGTCATAATCGAACTCAAGTTGTAATGTCCCTCTTCCAGTAGAATTGATATCTACTTCCTTTTTGTACTTGTGACGGCCACTGACAGAAATCATTGATACAACTGGCATAGTTTTCACTTTCTCTAATAGAGATTGGATTTGCCAAGTGATCCCATCATCACCCAGGTCCTCCTATTTTTTGTCTCCCGGATTTTAAATCGCCCGGAGACCGGCGATCAACCCTGATGATTGGGGATCATCAATGTAGCCGAACGCTATCAGAGAATGCTACCCGCCATTGGCTTTGATCCATGCGTAAAGTTCAGCCATCACATCCATATACTCTCCAGTTGGGTCCTTCCGGATTTCTTGCCCTGGAACATAGGCATCCCAAACTTTGTTGCGTAATTCCTTCGGAAGAGCATACCAATGTCGCTTACATCCCCATAACTTTGGTGAAACTGGTGTGCGACAACCAGGCCAATGACAATAGTGCGTTATATCACCCATTACATTCCCATCGTTTAAGAGCTTCCATCATTGTAATTTCAGGCAGCACTGTATCTCCATACTTTCCGGTAGTCGCATGGGCACCTACTCTAACATAGGTCCACATAGCAATTCGCTTAGGAAGCTTCCATGCTATCCATTGACACAATTTGTCAACTTTGCGTTTGAACAATTCTTTCATTTGGGCTCCAGGCAATAGGTTCCATCTGTCAATTGAACAATCTTATAACTGACGAATAGGTCCTTGAAATTAAATTTGATGAGCCAATTATAAATGGCATTGAAAAACTTCCTTCTCACATAGTATGTTCGAGAGAGATCAAGCCCTTCTAACATTAAAGGAATGATTAATTGCCAGTGTAAAAGTGTTCCCGAGATGATCATGAGATCAACTCTAGTAGATTCGTAATCCTCTTTTCCATCAATGAAAGAAATATCCAGGATCGGAATGTTTCTCAGTGCATTCTGTTCCTGTGCAGATAGCACACATAAAAAAGATAAATGAACGTGTGCCAGCGTATGATTGGCCGAGAGTACACCTGTACGCGGATCAGTTCCCTCAATTTCCAATTCCGCTAAGCTAGCTAAAAAGCTATAGGGATCACCCGGTTTGATTCCCGCTCCATCAAGTGATCGTGTGGGTGAATGGCCCACATGCTTATACGCAATGCTTACATAATCAGACCAGTTAACCTGGCTCATACTCAATGGTATTACTTGCATTAATCTATTCCCATTTTCTCTACACATTTGGGACAATAAATAAAAGTATCTAATTTTCTCCAATCCCAAGGAATAGTTGCTACTTTCTCATTCCTGCTATAGACCATTGTTTGCTTCTTGCAATTCTGTCCATCACATTCAAGGAGCAATGGCCAAACTTTAGTAACCATAATCACTTTCTCTAAATGGATGTATCCCCCGGTAAGCCGAGACTTACCGGGGGACCAGTCCTGCCACATCACAATCCGGTTTTGTGAAGGACAGGGCCGTTACGATTACCGATCGCGGTCGGTGCCAGCGGCGACAGCTTCCTCATCAGAGACACGCTCGATCACCGGACCCTTGGGTGGGTTCACGAAATCCTTCATTTGAGCCGCCATCTCCTCTGCCGAGGGATAGTTGCTCAATGGAGTGCTACATGCCACGATCGTGGGAGCTTCCCAGGTGTATTCGGTGTTGTTGATAAGTTCAACACCCATTGTGACCGCTTTACCGATCAGCGGCTTGAAGTTGCGGGCAGCCATGCGAAAGGTCGGATTGCCCATGAAAAGACTGGCGTACTTCGTTTCTCCCTTAGAGTCGGGAATGTAGCAGAGGAAATCGAGCCCGTAAAGGTAGCCCTTCGACTTCTGTTGAGCCGCGGCCTGGATACGCCGAAATTCTTCGGAGTTCTTGTCGAACGAGGCGACAATGTTCTTGGTATCGGACAGATCGAGTGCTTTCGACCGATATGTTAGAACCAAGATGTCAATCTTCTCTCCGAGAACCTCGAAAGCATCCTTGCCCGTGATGATGATATAGTTTCCAGCGGAAACTTTCCGATTCTTCACCAACTTGGAAGAACTTCCTTCAAGCTGCAACCTCGGCAGGAACAATCCCGTTGTGAACGATGCGAAATCTTCACTGTACGGGTTTTCGATCGCCGGAACTGAGAACGTCTTCGGGTCGATGATACCCGGAAGATTATCCTCTATCGTTCCAACTTCACGGTTAGTGAGCGTCTGCACTTCGCCCTTGTCTCGTGCCATTTTACTTAACCTTTTTGAAACCTAGGAAACTCTACTAGAGAACTGACCTGAAGAAACGTTCTTCAGGCTTCTTCAAGAGGGAACGTTTCGGCAGCCTGGAAGTCAATCGCAACTGCCACACCGCTCACCACCTCGATATCAAGAATACCGGAAAGGGTCTGCTCCCCTTCGGTATCAACATCGACATCAGGCAAGTTGACCTGGACCTGACCCGTCCCAAGAGGACCGATCGGGCGAGCGACAACCATACCGTCTTCAACGACCACCGCCAGGAGAGCTTCATCGGAAGATGTGGCGACGATTTGCTCATCGGTGAAACTTACAGGATTGCCCCGTTTGTCTCGCCCATTGAGCTTGAGCTTCACGCCCTGAGTCGCACGCAACTGGTACACGATTTTCAGTCCTTTGACGTTTGGACTTTTCAGTCCGGGAAGGTTGAAAGGCGGTAGAATTGTGAAATTCAACTCCGCCTTTGGCTTGGGACAACTTGTCATGTTGATAGGAATGTACACGCTGTTATACGTATTCCCGTCAACACTGTTGAATGTCATTGTGAGCCCCAATCACAGGGAGGCCGCATCTAATAGGCCGTGTACGGCATCTAATAGAGAAACTGGATCATTGAATCCGATCAGGAAACAATGCCCTTCACTCGTCGTCTTCATCCTCGTCTTCGTCTTCTTCCTCACCCTCGTTCGCGTTCATCTCCAAGGAGATGCCAGCGTCAGCCGCAGCCGCACGAGCCGCTTCCGCACGCTTCCGGATATTCTCCTTCTTCTTGGCTTCTTTCTTGACCTCATCCTCCTTCTTGCGATCCTCGGCCTGCTGCTTGGAAATCTCGATGGACTTCGGGTCCATGTTCAACACCCAAGCGACGCCCGCCGCAAATCCCTCCTCGGGAGTGGTGGCCTTCATGTCCTTGACGATAGCAGGAGCGAGGGTCGGACTTTCCAGTTGTGCCTTGATCTCCCTGACCGCCCTCATGTGCGGGACAGCCTGGAAAGCCGCCTTGTCACTCGGGATGCGGCCAGTACGAGCCGCCTCTCTCAGTTCCTTCACCCGGTTCGTGACGTGGCCGGAGAACTCCTGGATCGTCTGCGTCTGAGCCTGCTCAACGAACTGGAGTTGCTCCTCCGGGGGCTTGAGCTTGACGAGAGCGAAGGCGTGAGCCAAGGAGATATCACCGTTGTCCACCAGGGGGCCGATCTTCTCATGAAGCTTGGCCAAACTGAGCCGATCCTGAAGCCACTTCACCGAACAATGCAGTTGATCGCTCAACTCTTCTAGAGTCAGGGTAGGATCAGCGTTCAACATGCGGTGAAGCTGTTGCGTGTACTCAACCGGCTTGGTGTCGATCCGGGAATGGTTCGCGATGATCTGGGCCGCTGCGACCTGGGCATCGTCCATGTCAATGATGCGAGCCGGAATCGTCTTGAACCCGAGATCGAGACAACACGAGTAGCGTTGGAGTCCGTCGATAAGGCCAAGAGCCTTCTTCCCCTTGTTATCAGGGTCCTCAATTTCGCGAAGAAGGATGGGAAGCATTGGGCCATTAGTGGCCGCAATGGCGTCCCGCAAACGCTGGTACTTCTCCGAGTTGCGATCAACTTCTCTCAGAGAGTATTTCCCCAGCCTGATCTTGTCCATTGGAGCCGCACGCAGCTCGAACTTCGCATTCTCGAAAGCGTTCCCAGTTGCATTGTTTGTCGCCGATGCCGTTGCCATTGTCTGCCCTCTGACTTCTCTATTAGATTCGGTCGCTGAAGCCTTTGACCGATTTCTCTAATAGATTCGCCTACCTTTAGATTAGAGAAATCAGCGAAAAGACACCTTTTCGCCAGCCATGTGGTTTCCCCATATAGGATACGGTCAATTGTCGCATATTTTCCACGAAATGGCAACATTTCCGAAAATATTTTTACATGCATGCATGCACTCATGCAAGCATTATAACCCTTTTCAGGCTGGCATGCCGTAACCCGTTACGCGTGCCCGGTTTCGTATCCTAACCATACGCACGCCCGTATCTTCTTTGTATGAGCTATCACTATCACTACTATCTCTCATACAAAGAAGTTAGCGGGATTTGGTTACTAGGTGTTATAAATGGGACTATCAAACGACTTGTGACGACCGATGAAAATAAGGGTTACGATTTTGACGGATTTTGGAAAAAACCGGCCAAATGACCGTATACTATCGGGGGACCTCTCAGACCGTGATTGACTGCTTGAATGCATGCACTCGATCAATTTCTCTAATCTAATGCTAAGCGAATCTATTAGAGAAATGAACGATCATCTGCCAAATGGCGAATCTAATAGAGAAAAGGAACAGGTATGAAAGTTCTCGTGATTGAAGTTAGCAAGCCTGCGATCGTGCAAGAAATCAAAGGCTTCAATGATATGAAAAAGATCATCGGCGGATGGATACAAATGATCCCGTTTACGGTTGATAGTGTTTGCTTCATTGATGAGGAAGCCAAGGTACGCTCGGACAAACAGCCCGTGCTCAATGCTTTAGCTACCTATCTGTGTAATAGCGTAGGTACGCCCCTAGGCGTAGGCGATTGCATTGTGGGGTCTATGATGATCGTAGGTGTCCTCAATTCCGAGGGCGAGCGTGATGGTGAGGAACATGATGTACCTGAACATGTGATCAAAGTTGTCATGGAAGCCTCTGCAAACTATGTTTTTAGCGGGGATATGTGATATGTTGCCACAAACATTCTTCATTATCAAGCCGGATGCCATTCAACGCTCTTTATCAGGAAAGATCATTTCTCTAATAGAGGAAAAAGGCTTCACTGTCACGAATTTATCCATGTTAATACCCCAATTTTCTCTATTAGAGTCACATTATGGTGAACATAAGGGAAAAGACTTCTATGAAAATCTAATAGCGAGCATGTACACGCATACGCCCATCATAATTGGCACGCTCACGATGAAAAAGAAGCCCAACCATGTCTTTTCCGCGTTCCGTACCCTTATGGGGAACTATTCCGAGCCTGCACCTGATACAATTCGTTACCTTTATATGGTCGATTCCATGAAAAACGCCATTCACGGCTCTGCGGACGAGATAGCAGCACGCCGCGAAATCTCACTTTGGTACAAATGGTTCTAATAGAGGTTCAAATGACCTGGAAACAGTTCAAAGACTACTGTGAAGCTCAAGGATTGACCGATGAACATGAAATTGGGTGGATTGATTTCTCTCAGGACTACCCAACAGTTGAATTCGGGACAAAAAGGAAGTACGCCAATGTCGCAGGGAGGTTTGAAACAGTTGATGAGGAAGAGGAAAGGGAGAAATTGACTTCTGAAAGGCAGGAAAATGATCAATCCAGAGGAAATTGAACTGAAAAAGCCGGTACTCTATCAGCAAAAGCACATGAAAATTCCCGAATACGGTATTATTATCGGAACTGAGGGCCTTCCTATTCATGTTCATGTGCTATTTGCAGGTGATCAGACGCCAAAATCGTGTTGTTTAGCGGATTTATTTTGGCCCATCACCTTTTTCCCATCATAAAGACCATGAAATATATAGCTTTGTACTATTGTCCGAAGGAAGTGACCATAATTCCGGTCAAAGCCTCGAATATTTATACACTTGCTAAGTTGGAAGCCGACAAATACCCACTTTCAACGGTAATTCAGTATAAAAGTCCTACTAATTTTGCCACTTTGGTCTATTATTGGCTTGATTATATTGGAATTAATAAAGAAACTGCTAAACATATACGCGATGTAACGTATACTGCGATGATTAATGCCGAAAAACAAGGAATGCCACTATGATTGATCCAGTGACTTTCAGGCAAGTTGAAAATATTCATCGTGCTAACGCCAATAAGATCGGAAAATGGGATATTTTAGCGGCTATCAATGGCGAGTTAGGCGAATTCTGTCAAGCGGCCCGAATTGAAGATCGTGATCCTCTTTACAAATACAAATCTATTAGAGAAAGTAGCCGAATTGAAATGATCGACGTTATGTTATGTTGCCTTGAAATGTATATCCTTCGCGGCGGAACGTTAGAAGAACTATACGCGATGGCCCCGGTGAAACTTGCCAAGTGGCAAGCACTGTGGGACAAAGAAAATTCAGGAGAGCATGATGCAGTTGATTCTCCTCCTCGCCCTGTTAGCCCCTGAACAGTGTGCGAATGGGCAATGTTACGCTCCCGTACATTACGCTCCCGTTCACCCTCCTCAGGTACGTCACGCTCCCGTTTACCCGGATGATTACAAATTGGTAGCTTCCTCAAACTTGGAGAAGGTTCCTACTACCACCGTCAATGGTGAAGAATTGGGACCAAAGGGATGGGTTTGGCTTACCAAACAGGGCCTTTTTGGTTGGGGTAGCCAAATCCAATCCGGCGATTACAAGGGAATGTGGCGTGTTGAACGCAAGGTTAAGCCTGCTCCTCGCCCACAGGTGCCCTCTTTCGTGTCCTGGCTCAACTCTATTAGAGCAAGAGCAGGTCTTCGACCCGTAGGTTGGGATCAAAACCTAGCCAATTGGGCTAGTCGGAATAGTGCCGCTTGTCAGGGACGTGGGCTAGGTCACTTCGTTATGGGACCTGCTCGACGCCAAAACGCGGCAATGGGCTCACCTGCCACAATCGGTGGCCAATGGATGAATTCACCGCCACATCGAGCAGCAATGCTTGATCCATCCGTCACAGCGATCGGATTGGCCGGTATCGGTTCCTACTGGACACTCAACTTCCGTTGATTTCTCTATTAGAGCCAGCCCTAAGAGCCACGGATGGCTCATTTTTAAGTAAAAGTAACATGAAACCTCTTCATCTAATGAATGATAGAGAACTGAAAACGTTCATGCAATGGGTTGCTGAAGGAATACAGGAACGTCTTCCTGATAGAAATACGTTTTTCGCTTTACTGATATGCGATGATCACAGTGAAATGCAATATATTTCCAATGGCAACCGTGAAGATGTCGTCAGAGCGATGCGTGAGTGTGCTGACCGTCTCGAAAAACATCAAGACAAGCCGAGGGTAAAATGACATTTGACGACGCTAAGAAAATGTGGGAAAAGGACATGCTCAGTTTCGGACTGACGCATGCCAATAATCAAAAGAAAATTCTTACCGATTGGAAGGGTGGTAAGCCTAATCCTGATTTCAATCCTGTTTACTATGATGGGGCTCGGGTTTTCTATCAGATTTACGATTACACCAAGGATGCCAAATGGCTGGATGCTGCCAAGGTCTCTGTTCAACTTTATCGCGATACTTATCTGCTACCGAACCAGGGTCGATTGCCAGGCTACTGGATATTTCCGCAAGGATTGGCGGAAGATTTTCGACGAACAGGAGACACGTTCTCAAAAGATTCCGTAATGCTGCTTTCTAACAATTCGTCCTATGCTACCGATCTCGATTCCGTTGGTCATGGAAGTTATCTTGTCAGTGCAAATGGGTCGCGTGAATGTGCCTATGCGATCATGGCTCATTTGGTGGCTGAATCGCTAGGTAAAGTTCGGGAGAAGAAAACTCTAGATCGCATCCGCAATCTCTATGGTCATTTCGATCAATGGTTCATCTCGAAAACGTGGGTGCCACAGCCTTTTATGGTGGGATTGGCCTGTGAAGCCTTGATGATGTGGGAAGTCGTTTCCAATGACGACAAAGTGTTTCCCGCGATCAAACTCGCTGGTGAAGGTCTCATGGAGACACATTGGCGAGAGTCTAATCAATCTTTCGTGTACGCTGACCCGCCCACGAACATGACACTTACTACGGGAGCACCTGACCTCAATCTATTGATATTGCCGATATATGGCTACTTAGCCAAGCGAACCGGCGATATCAAATACCAACAATGGGGAGACAAAATCTTCATTGGCGGTAGGGTCGCATGGATTGCTGGAAACAAACAATTCAATCAGAACTATCGTAATAGTTTCAACTACGTGAGGGATCGTATGCCGGCTCCAATAGATTATTTCGTCTACAAAGCCCCGACTCCGGGCGAGATTACTCGTAATACCGCTGTGCAAAAAGCGGCCTCCTCCCTTGTTACCATCCTTTGGGCAAGTTGCCCTGATAACGCTCAACGGTCTCTTGCCATCCAAAAGCTGGAGGAATGTGTCCTCTATGCCGGGGAGTCCATTTCCAAACTAGAGTGAGGTACTCATGTATGAGGAACCTACAACTCACCAGGAACAATTAGAATGGGATAAGCAAATTGAAGATAACATCGGACTAATTTGGACGATGTTAAAAGAGCGTTACCTCACTCAAGATGAGGACGCTCTCCAAGAAGCTTATCTTGCATTATGCGAAGCTCGCATCAATTACAATAAAGATTTAAAAATTCCATTCGGTGCTTATGCAGCAAATTATATTAAGCGAAATTTAACGTGGTATAAGATTAGGCGAGGTCCATTCCATATCCCAAAGCGAGCTTTTCAGTTTGCAACAACAGTAGAAGATGCCAAACGTGCTCAGCACATGAATCGTCATCCGATTAGCGATAATCATCACGGATATGAAGTTGAACCCGACTCTTATAGATTTAGTGATCTATTAATCGGTCTCAATGAGTATGAAAGTGCGATAGTGACAATGTACATATTGGAAAGATTACCTAAAAAGGAGATAGCTAAACGGTTGAATACCAATCATCAGCGTATCATTGTCGATTTTGCACGAGCGAAAAGACGCCTCAAACGGAGATGGAAGAAGTACAATGCTCTTTAAATTTTTCAAAAAAGAAGATCGAGTCATTACCGCCGCCAAGGCATATGTTAGGGCACGCCGCGACATGAAAGAGTACAAACGATTGGATAAGGAGTTTACAGGTTTCGAGGACCTATGCAGGAAAGCCGATCTGGCTTTTGACGAGTTAGTTGCTTCAGTTGATACACTTCTCTAATAGATTCAAGGAAAGTAAGATGACTCAACCTACTCGTACTGAAGCGATCAAGACGTTCCTTACCTTGAGCACGCACAAGGATTTGGCAGAACTCTATAGCCATGATATGGAGTGCCAGGTCAATGTCGCCGCCGATGGCGGGACACGTATTGATCCAACGTTTAATGGCCGTACTTATATGGCCTGGACTGATGGGGATACGGAATGGAAACCGTTCCGTATCCCTAGAAACGCAGGAACTAATCCTGAATATACTGATGTTCCAATGTCCTTTGATATCGCAGCTCATGCCGAAGGCATCGGTATGACGGGTTGGGATTGGAAAAATAGAGTTTCACGTTGGGTCGCTTTCGATTTTGATGCGATCATGGGACATTCGGAACGTCATACCCGTAAGTCTACACAGGAGGAACTCAAGCAAATCGAGCAACTTCTCCAAGGAGTTCCCTGGATTAATATACGCTATTCAACTTCAGGAAGGGGATTACATCTCTACGTCTTTCTTGCAGAAGTTCCTACTAATACTCACCATGAACATTCTGCTCTGGCTCGTAGTATTCTTGGTCAATTATCTGCTTTTGTAGGATACGATTTTAGTAGCAAGGTGGATATCTGCGGTGGCAATATGTGGGTTTGGCACCGCAAAATGATCAATACCAATGTCCTTCTCCTTATCAAAAGTGGCACAATTTTCGAGGATATCCCGGTTAATTGGAAAGATCATGTCGCGGTCGTGAAAGGGGATCGTCGTAAAACTCTACCAGAGTTGGTACGCTCTGGTAACCAGGAGGACCTCTTTGATGAACTTACGTCGAAGTCAATACACGCAGAATTGGACGCCTCACACCGTAGCCATATTGAGTGGCTTACTTCTAACGGGGCTTATTGGTATTGGGATTCCGATCGCAATATGCTTGTTACCCATACCTGGTTTCTAAAGAAAATGCATAACGATCTCGATTTGAGAGGTCCTTTTGAAACAATTTCTACGGGCACTGAAAGAGGCACCGATCATAATTGTTTCTGCTTTCCACTACGTAAGGGCAGTTGGGCAGTACGCCGTTTCACGCCCGGAGTTGCAGAGCACTCTTCCTGGTCCCAAGATGGTGCCGGGTGGACTCGTTGTTTTCTTAACCGTGACCCTGATCTCCCTACATTGGCTAACTCCTACGGTGGAAAGGAGAAGCCTACCGGAGGATACATTTTCTCCTATGCTAAGGCAGCGATGGATACCGCCATTGCCTTGGGAGCCGAAGTCACTTTGGCAGCTAATCTAGCTGGTCGCGAAGCCTCTATCAAGCAAAGGAAAGATGGTAAGATCATCATGGAAGTCACTAGAGAGCCTGGTGATACTTCCGATAAAATGGACGATTGGATTGCAACTCCGAAGAAATGGCAGCGAGTTTTCTCTATTAGAAATACGGCCCCTGCTGAACCTGAGTTAGCTGATCATGATGAGGCTCTCCGTCACCTTGTCAATGAGGCCCATGAGGACGCCGGGTGGGTGATCAAAGTTGCGGAAAGTTGGTCAGTGGAGCCACTTGTACATGTCCGTCTAGCGGTCAAGCGTCAGGGCCATATTGGTCCCGATGTCGATCTGATGTTGGGCAATGCCATCATGAAACAATGGGTCCTTGTCAATCGTCCTTTCCAGGTCGAATATCCGGGAGGACGTTGTTGGAATAGGAATGCGGCTCAACTCCGTTTCAAACCATCCAAGGATAAGGAAAAGGAAAATCTACATTATCCAACCTGGATCAAGTTACTTGACCATCTCGGTGAGGGATTGAATGAGGAGATTGTCCAACATCCCTGGTGTTTGAACAATGGCATTCTGTCCGGAGCAGACTATCTCAAGTGTTGGATAGCTTCTCTATTCCAATTCCCACTGGAGCAACTTCCCTATCTCTTCTTTTATTCATTGGAACAGAATACAGGAAAATCTTCCTTTCATGAAGCCATCTCCCTATTGCTTACTCAAGGGGCTGTTGTACCGGCATCGGTCGCATTAACTAGCGAGGCGAGTTTCAATGGCGAACTGTCGTCCGCGATCTTGTGCGTCATCGAGGAAGTTGATCTTGGCAAAGGTAGAGGTAAATCACTTGCGTACAATCGGATCAAGGAATGGGTTACAGCAAAGATGTTCCTGGTTCATCCTAAGTCAAAGACACCTTATACCATACCCAATAGTACGCACTGGATACAATGTGCGAATCATCACTCCGCTTGTCCGATACTTCCGGGTGACAGCCGTATTACAATGATCAGTGTTGCTCCAATTGATCCCCTGGAACTTATTCCCAAACGAAATCTATTAGAGTTGCTCCAGGCGGAAGCTCCTGATTTTCTTCAAGCGATCTTAACGTTAGAAGTTCCACCATCTAATGATCGCTTGAATATTCCAGTTATCACAACACAGATCAAGCAACAGGCAAGCCGAGCGAACTATAGTTACCTGGAGAGTTTCATTGATGAGATGTGCTATGAAGTTGACGGGGAGTGGATCAAGTACACCGATTTCTACGAACGTTTTATTGAGTGGCTCGGCCCTGTTGATGAGAAAGTTTCCTGGACAAAACACCGCGTTAGGGATGAGATACCGCCCAAGTTTCCTTATGGTGCCGCAGCAAATAATCAGCGTTATATCGGTAATATTGATTTTGCTGCTAGAGCACCAGGAGAAATTATCAAGCACAAGCTCACAGTTCGTGATGGTAAGTTTTTCCAAAATGGCCGTAGGATTTAATCCTCCTAGGTTATCTAACCCAGAAAGTAACTCTAATGAGTATTCGAGATATTCTACTCTCACTTTCTCCAAAAGAGAAAGCAACACTTGATTATGCTCGTGAGTATGGACTTAGTCAATTCATTAGATATGGTGAAAATCGTTTCATCGGTATCAATGCCGAACGTATCAGTTTTCTTCAAATTGAGGAAACTGCTGGACAGTGGTCAATTGGAACTATCAAAATGAAAGGAGTAGTCGCTAAATGAACGAATATGTAAATTTACTAAAGGAAGCAAATTTTGAAATTGTATTAGTAACTAATAGAGTGATTAGATTTCATGGTGAGGGTTGGCGAGCCCTTGCTTTAGTTTTACAACGTCAATGGCCTGTACAAGCTTTTAGACGTGTATGGCCCATTATTGACAGCGAACCTACAGGACCTTATTGGGAATTGGAGTTTTATGTATGAAATATTTCACTCGCGTTGAAGAAGTTCAAGCAGAACAATTGACAATTGAAACAATCAAGATAACTCTAGTAGATTTGGAGGCAACAACAAACCCTGACATTTTCTATATTCGAGAAGCAGATGTGCATGTACGAACAGGAGAATGGATTGTTAAATTTGAGGACAAACGCATTTTAATCTATTCCGATGGAAATTTTGCACGTCGTTTCGTTGGACACAATGAATGTTCAAGTTTAAAAGAGTCATATGATCGTCTCCTCTGGATGAGTGGAGGTGTTTCATCAGCGATAATGGGCCATATCAAGGATGGTGAATACACAGGCAAACCTATTGCCATGATTGAGGAAGCTCTTGATCTTCGACAGCGAGTGGAAACAGCGGAACAGCTTATCTTATCCCTAGGAGGTGTTATCGCGAACTTTCGTAAAGCTCGCGATGAGTTCATTGCTAAACAGGGAAAATAATGCCGTTATTGGATGTGGTGACCTGCCGCCAACTTAACAAATTTACGACCATGCCGTTCATGAAAGCTCTTGAAGCTCTCAATTGGACGGTGGGTGATTCAATGATGAACGCGATTCAACTTTTCACAGGGATGTGTAACCAGGAAGTGTATTGCCCGACGTTAACTCGTATGGGTGACTCGCTTCTCCTCTATTGGAACAATGACCCTTATGAACTTCGAGTTTCACTTTACAAAGTACGAACATCTATCGTTGAATTCTCTATTGGAAAAAGGAATCAACCACATGAGATTGAGACAGTTTCTTTCGAGAAGGCACAAAATCTAATAGAGTCGTGGGCAAATTATCTTAACCAAGAGTTTGATAAGAAAGTAAAAACGCTATGAATGGGTATTACAAAGCTGAAACAGATACCAATGGTTGCGGCTGTTTCGGCTTCATTATTATTCTAATCCTTTTGTTCATATTGTCCTGCACGGCTCGGCAGGGCTGGGAATATGGAGCCCCGGAGAAGAAAAATGACGTACATAATTGGAGTAGGACATCGGAGCGGGCACGGTAAGGATACCTTTGCCAATTTTTTCGTTGAACACTTTAACAATTTGTTTAAAGATACATTACATGGATTGAAAATACGGAAACTCTCCTGGGCCTGGAAACTTAAAGATGCTTGCTTTCAACTTTATAAACATTTGGGACTTCGCGAACCGGAATTTTACGAAACTGATGAAGGTAGAAAATTACGCAATATCAAGTTACCATGTATAGGTCTAACTCCGGTGGAGATTTGGATCAAGTTTGGTTCTTACGGAGTTCGAGATCATGTCTGGGATTTAACATGGGTGGAATGGGTAAAGCACAATAATACTGATGTGGACGTGATCATTAATGGAGATACCCGTTTCCCTGTCGAAATACCTTATTGTGATTTCACAATCAAAATAGTAAATCCCAAAATTCCTAACCGAGAAGGAGTTTCAGTTGACGACAAATTAGCTCACTATCTCAGTTGGAATCTTATCGTTATGAACGATGGGACTAAAGAGGATTTGAGTGACAAAGCGAAACAGGTTTGCCATCAACTCTTTTCAGGAAACAAGATCAATGAAACTTCTGACCCTCGACCAGTTTCTAGCCAGTGATCGTCCTAATGCCTTTGTCAAACATCCCGACTTCAAACAATTATATGTTCGATATAGTGGATATGTCTGGGCATTGAACAATAGCCTTTATCGTACCAAAACAATCCAGTTAGCAAGATTAGAAGCTAAAAAACCTGGAACGGGAGCTTTCAAGCGGCTGATGCTTCATCTTACTCTAGAGTATAAGTTAACTCCCGTTATCGTGGAGTGCGTTCAGAATAGGCAATTTGCCGCCGGATTATTGAAATTGGGTTTTACTCAATTCACAAATGATCCGTCGTTCATAATCAATCATCGCCATGTGAAACCTACCCGGGAAGGTATCAAACCCGGCTTTACTCTATTAGATTCACTCACTCTCACCCCTCCTATCAAGGAAAATGATTAAATGGTTGCCAAATTCAGCCTTGCGCATTTGAACAAGAACCTGTTGTGTGCCATCAATATCAAAACAACAGGATTATCTTTTGAGTTGCATGAAATCTATGAGCTAGCGATCATCCCGATCAATGCCAAATTTGAACGTGATCAGGACCGGAAATGGCTTGATCTCAAAATACGTCCGGAACGTGTTAATAAAATTGATTGGACAGGTGCCGAGAAAATGGCAAATGCTCATCGTGTCAAGGATGCTATCGACACTGGTTTGGACAGGGAGACTGCCCAAGAAATCTTACGGATATGGGTTGAACGGCAGGGACTTGGCAAAAAGGGCATTGCTCCGGTCGCCCATCACTTCTCATTCATTTCAAGGTTCATGCGAATGTGGCTTGGCGATCTTCTCTATGAGAGTTATTTCAATGATATGGAATTGAGAGACACGATGGTTGTCGCTAAACATATGAACGATATGTCAGATTTCCGAGCAGAACCGGAATTTCCCTATGCCAAGACAAACTTAGTCTATCTCGCTAACTTACTGAAAATTGATCATAACTATGGGAAGCAACGTACCGCACTTGCTGACGCGGCAACGGTAGTGGATGTGTACCGTAAGCAAATGTACGCCCTTAACAAACGGATGATATTCACTTAATTTGTCCAAATGTAATATACTCCGGTAGTTAAATATTCTGTCCAGGGAGTAGCATCATGGACACTATAGCCTACCAAATTGGTAGTAGGCTTTTTATCTAATAGATAAACAAAAAGTTGCATGTAACATTTAATTTCTTGATTAGCTACAGTTTCCGTTACACTGTCACCTGTACTAGGACTAATACCACCAGTTGCTAAACAAGGTCGTATATTATGAAAAGTTCTAGACTTAATCCAATGATTAAATACTTCACCTTGATAGAAAATACCAGTTTGATATTGTGGTTCTCTTGGAACTAGTGGAGTGTACATTTTTAAATAACGTCGGATAGGTGTAACATCTGTTCTAGTTTCCCAAATAAGTTCAGGTTGTATTGTTTCAATATTTGCTCTTGCAATACTTGTATTTGGATGATCATTAGGATACCAACCGGAGGACCCATAAAGATTTAAAACCGCTGATTGGAGAGGTTGTAACTCATGGATAATTGGTGTCATTGTACCAGATAATTTACCATCATCGCCAAGAGTTATTGTAAATGTTATCGGATGTATTTTACAAAAGAGAAATCGGCAAAAAGTATTTTGCAAATTCCTATTCCATACATCAACTGACCAAACCATTTCATCACCAGGCCATACATAAGTTATTGGTGTATCGCGTTTAATTTCCTTAACATATATTTTTTTACCAGCAAGAAATGGGCGACTGTTATATGTTCCAACGAAAGCACGATCTGATAAAAAACTTGAAGCCGGAGGCACAATACCATTATGATATCGAAAATCTAAATGCATCCATTTCTCTGACTTATTTTGTAACGAGAGAGGTTGATAAGGTACTTTTTCCGCAATACTCCAAGGGTCTTCTTCTCTATTAGATATAAAAAATTTCTCAGTAATTGATTCCGATGATCCACTGTAAATTGGACTATATTTACGGGGACCACTTACCCGTTTTACAGGATCATCTGTACCATCTAACTGGTTAGGAGGTAAGTAAGGGTTTTCATCTGTGTACTCAGCCATATTAATATCCTTTAACTTTCAATTTCGTCTTCTTCTGGTCCAGGTAGGAAGACAGCTACCTGAGTTTCATAAATGAAACTTGTACCATTCCATATTCGACAGGCTATTGACCAAGTATCCGCAGGAATTTGAAAACCTTCAGCGATTTGTATCTGATTAACGGTTGTATTCCAAGCGACCTCTGGAATATCCTTACCACGCGGATAAATTTCACCGACTATATTATTGGCCATTTTAACTGGTAGAATGGCGGTATGTGCTGTATAGAACCAGTAGCGTGTTATTTCATCAATGATGCTTTTAAAAATTGTGACCCACTCAGTTTCCAATCCTATAAGTTCACTATCATTATGAAGCTCCACCGCCTCTAATAGAGTTGGCGCCAATCCTGGTCCATCGAGATAGACATTCACATTCCACAATGTACCGTTAGTGCCTCGCGATATAACCTGCCCTGGTATCCCTGTTCCTCCCCCTTCACCCTCTCCACTTCCAGTTCCAACACCCGCTCCAATTAGATCACGTTCCACTGGCGGTGGTGTCGTGATCTTTGGCGTTGGTAATGGCACAGGCGGCTTATTGTAAACATAATTATCCGCCGGTCGTGTTGCCCTCGCCGGAACAATTTTCGGGCTAAGCGGGCGAGATTGATAATTTATCGTAGTCTTTTGGTCAGAAGGATAGGTGTCTCCTTTAGTGGATGGCTCATCGCCAATCACATAAGTAACGAATAAGTGTCTTTGGACAAGTTCAATTTTCGGTGGCGGGTTAGGCTGGCTCGCATTAAACTTCGGGATATCAGGAGCAGTATCCTCAAATGGGATTTGTGGCAAGTCGCCACGATAATGATCACTCGGTAACGGAAATTGCAGATTGATAGCACTGTCGGCGGGACGACTAAATGGGTACACATCCATTGAACCGAATTTAATTCCTGTCCATAACTCTAATAGAATTGAATTGGTAGCACTATCATATTGAGCCGATTCAACTTGGCATGCTACCCCACCAGGGGCGTTAGTAACATAGGGAGCGGCAAGATCAAGGTTAATATCATCCAATGTTTCGATACTAAGTTTGGTTAAGAAACAGTTTACCTCAACGATTTTCCAAATGTTACTTTTTCGTATTAGCCAGAATGTAGCCGATTTGAGAACGGTATTATAATTATCATAAATGTAGAAACTGTAACTATCTTCCAATACGCCGAACTTTTCAACATTGTTCTTAACAACGATAGTTGCATCTTCCGAAAGGCCATCCGGCTTCCAGGTGGCCACATATTTTGTTATGAGATCATTTGTATCCGATGCCTTAATTTTCAACGAACCGAAAATGATATCGCCATCAGCAATGGTCTCGGTGATCGTTGGCGTAGCGGGCAAGTACTTAATATAATAAATGCCATTTTTGATCCATATCGCACACCTCGATTGATAAGCGATATCTTCAATCAACTCATCAACATTGGGCCGCTCTAAAAGAGCAAAGTTCGCAGGGAACGGATTAACAGCATTCCATACAGAACTAAACGAAGCGTGATCGTAAGTATAAGTCGTATAATGTTGTATAAGCCAAATGATAATATCAACAGTATTAGGGCCAATAGTTGAAACAAAATTAACAAATATTTCATTGTCCCACTCAATTTTGTTTTGTACTTTTAAAGGCTCATTCGAGGGCGGGAGATTCCTAACCCTGGCCAGAGTATCCTCAGCCATTTGTGTTGACAGATTCTCAAAATAAGCAGCCGTCGCCAATGGACGAGTAGTAACGATATACGTTATCGTATAGCCACCCTTGACCTCCGTTCGAGTTGTCCAATACTGATCAGGTACGCGGGCCAATCTCTTGAACCCATTGATAGTTTGATATGCGTAAACGCCCTCTACCGTCCCTGGAGTGATGGAAGCGACATGGTGATAGCCTCCAGGAAAATCATCTAAGAGTTCGACTTGGGCACCGGCTTGAATGAAACGACTTCCCGCTATTCCTTGTCCCGCTGTGTAAGTGTACGCAGGTAGCACAGGTTCAATACGGACATTGGCGGCGGAATCTTCATGTAACCCTTGAGTGTTAGGCCAAAATGTGATATAGAAAATCTCTTCATTGATCTTGCAAAGGTATCGTCCCGGAGGAAACTTATATCCACCAATGATATAGTTTGTTGTACTTTCTCGACTACGTTGGATATTCCATTGAGCAATTGTAAAAACACGTTCCTCTTTTAGTGTACGTAACCGAAACTGTTGATCACGATACCAATTCAAATAATTGTTAAAATCCTCATCAACAACTCTTAAGAGCTTATCGGAAACCTCGGCAAATCGACTTGGCATGGGGATCAGAATTGATCTGACCCACATTGTCAATCCAGCTTTAGGTGTATCAGAAGACTCGCCGGGGTGATGTCCAAAATCCAGATTTAAAGAGCGATAGATATTATCGAGTATCTTGTTTTCTTCAGTGTAATCATGTCCTACAAATACTTCTTTACGAACTGCTTCCATCTGATCCGAGAGTTCCTGAACTCTAAATGGGAATGATGGATCGGTGAGATAGATCGGATTAACCAATATCCCTGTCGGTATCTCCTGTAAATTGAGAACCGGAGTGTATCGTGGTGAGCCAAAGATCATTGGCCACACTTTATCTAATAGACTTTCATGAAAGACGGGAACTGTGCTTTCGTCAAGGGCAAATCCAACCTGATAGTTTGACTGACGTGTGATCGCTGTAAGTCGAACTGTTCGAGTGCCCTCGTCCCATTCTATTGGAGTAGCGAGAACGCCCTCAAACAAGGGAATCATAGACGTAAGTGAAGTAGCATAGAAATGTTGGTAAACTGTTACCTTATTATAAAGTACATCGGTATTTTTCAATATCCAAAGAATATGGCCTTCATTATCATCTAACGTGAAGGAAATCGAGGAGGATGATCCATTTCCATCTAATCTGGTGATAGTTTCAAGTTGACCAAACTCAAGGATTTGGCCTTTGATTGTAGCACCGATATCGCGATCAGCGTACAAACTCTCTTGACCTGGATAAAACGATATCCCCACGATCATGAGGGGATCAATCGCCTCTCCGGTATTGAGGTGATCTCGAACAGCCTGAGTTAGATTACGTGCCATAGATCAACCTTCTTGAAATTTGAAACTAAAGGCAAAGTCTTTCCGAGAAGGTTGAGCAACCTCATTCTCTGGCGTTAAAATAAATCCAACTCGTTCAGTGTTGAAATGATCCACTATACGTATGCGTCTACCGAGAGTCCATCTCAAAAACTCTAATAGATTAACGCGATCAAATGTTCCAAGGTTATTAAAGCCAAACTCAAAGATGTTTTCAGTTCCCCAAGCATTAATATGAAATAGGATAAGGGTGTTACCGCGAGTGTATTTCTGTTCTTTGATATTTCGATAACTATCCGTGTCACCAAACTCCGGTGGTCCAATAGTGATAATTGGTAAATCACTTACAACTGGATAAAAGAACTTAAAAGTTTGTGGAACTAACCTACCAGAATCAGTGAAATTATGTGGTAACGGGGGTAGTGGATCGAGGACAGGTGGGTTAGGTAATGCCGGAAATGGATTATTGATATAATCAACATTGAACAATATACCGGAGAATGTACTTGTCTCAATTTCAATTGTTTCAACTTCTCTAATAGATTCGAGAGCGTGTGCAAATTGATCAGGAGTTAGATCATTATTGGTAAATTGGCGTTGGTGATCTCCAGTGAAAAGGGAAATTTCCTGATCCGTGATGATGATACGTTCCCCTACCCAACTCTCAAAAGAGTCAGTTTCAGTATCAACATCAATGATATCTTCTAGAGGTTCAGCCAAATTTGTCCTTTAAAAACGCGATAACTTCGACAACGGTTATGATACCAGCTAGCCATCGGCAAAGTTTCGCTGTATCAGTATCGGCGAAAGCATAACCTAACAACATGCCCGTATAAATATGGGCCATAGCTTTGAAATTATTTTCTGTAATTCCGTATAAGCGAACTACAGAAAAGGCAGTCGTCGTAATGATCAATATTCCTGCAATTAATATATCTTTCATCCTGTTTTCCTAGGCCGAGGTAAGTCCCGTGGTATAGTTCAATTTGAAAATATCGCCCTCTTGAACAGGAACCGCGTTTGGTAACAAGCCCTGGGCATAAAGAGTTCCTGTCGTGCCGCCCTTGGTGTTGTTACTGATAACGAAACCCCCTGCAATGAAAGCATTCGCTGCCACGCTTGCCGAGACCGTGAATTGACACGGAGCGGAAGATACCATCTGATTGGTGCTCGGAGACGGGCTCTTGGTCCACGCCTGTCGATTGGTCTCATCGTAAGTAGTAAATTCTGTCCAACCCGAATGGCCATTGGATATATCCGTTGCATCGAGTACGGGAGTTCCTGATGTTCCGTCGATCAGGCCGAGGAACCAACCCGTGATCTGAGTAACGGAATTGAATCCCGTTCCGAGAAGGTATTGTTTGCCGACATTGGTCGAACTATTGGGAAATGGAATCACACCAATGCAGATTCCATTTCGCCATTGCTCCAACCCGAAAACGCCGTGCAACTCTTCTAGAGTCGCCAAGGATCGACGGCGTTCTACTGAACTCGAAAACTTGGAAACTATCCGATTGCGATCGTTCATCTTTCCCCTTCTCTATTAGAGTAGCCGCTAGATTTTCAATGTGCCCTGTTTAATCCCACGGCGGATGTGATTGGCAACTTCCCTGGCCATTGCAGGAGAAGTTTGACCGCCTGCGATTGTGAAGTGGATATCGCCCACGTTTGTATTGGTAACGGGACCACCTTGAGCTTTGTAAGTTGGGAAATGTCCCGCATTCATAGCAACAAGTTGACTGTAATATTTCTGGGCCATTGGTTCACGAACAACAAACTCTTTACGCCCAAGCATAGCCGGAATAACATCACTGCCTTTGGCATACTTCCCTGTCAAGAAATTGATTAAATTACCTTGATCACCATACCACCGGCAGCTTTGCCAACAGGCCCACCTACACCTGTTGACGGAGTAAGCGTAATATTAGGCATTTTCAAATCTAATAGAGCCTGAGATTGTTCCAAAATTTCTCCAACACTGGCAGCTACCGCAGATAGGGCTTGAGCAGATTTATTGATGTTCACATTTTGGTTAGTTAGTTTCTGAGTATTGGCAACCAGTTCAGCGAGACCGGGATTACTCTCTTTCAATTTATTAACTAAATCTAGATCAATTTGTTTTGATGCATCCTTGAGGAAATTAAGCATCATGGTATCTTGCTTAAATCGAGGCTGCATGTTCCCCAATCTTTCAATAGCAGAAGCTGCACGATTAAATATTTCTGTGTAACTTGTTAATGCCTCTGCATTTTCTGGATCTACAACATCTAGTCCTTTACCCTTTGCTGATTCTGTGACTAATGCACGATAATCAGCAAGTATAGACTCTATCTTGTCTTGATGCTCAGGGACATTTTGCAAGAAACTGATAAGTTCCTTATCCCAGGCTTTCATTCTTGCAACATCTTCATCACTGAAATCTACCTTGTTAATATCCACGATTTGATTTAGTAAGCCACCTGCTCTACCTGAGCCAAAGCTACTTGCCAAGCGTTCAATACTAAGAAGATGAACTTTGGCAGTTGAGGCAAGTTCATCCATAGTTACTTTTTGCTTTTGGAGAAGTGCTGTAGCATCGCCAATGCCCTTTTTCTCAGCCTCAATCGCAAGAGAACGTGTCTGAGCATATTTCGTTGCTTGGGCCTGTTGCGTCCCTAATAGGACAGTTAGATCGGCATTTGCTCTTTGCTTAGCGAATGACTCTTCGATTTCTTTCAAAGCAGCATTAAATTGGAGAGCTACCAACGGGTCCATAGCTTCCCCAAGAGTGGAAGCCATTTTCAATGCTTCATTCTGTGCCTTAACAAGTTCAGTTCTAGCTAGTTCAGGATGGCCAATGAATCTCTCTACTAGATTTCCATCTTTATCTGTTAGAGTCTTACTAAATCCGGCCACCTTAGTTAATACATCTTCTAACGCCTTGGCACGTTCCTTCTCCTCGATTACCTGGTTCGCTACATTAACTGTTATAGCTTCCTGAGTTCTTTGATATTCTTCGGCATTGGCATTGTAATCGGCCAATTCACTAGCGGCAGCCTTATCAATATTAGTGAATCGCCTGCCCCTATCCTCACGCCGAGGAGCCCGAATATTATTAACATCTTTGAAATCTGAGAGTTTGTCCAGATTTTGAAGTATTTCATCTAGGAAGCCTTTAGCGGCTTCAATATCTCCAGTGTCAAAAGCCAATTTCCGCTTATCACGCAACAGGTCATTACGTGCATTGACAATTTTCAAAATCTCTTTGGTGGGGTTCTTAGTTACCCCGCCATAGTCTTTAAAGCCGCTGGCGATATCCTGTTCTAAAAGTTCCGATTGACGTTGAAGTTGCCTATCGAATCTTTTAGAGTCGAGGCTTTCAAGTACATCGGTCTTGTCACGATTAATCTTCAGGATATTGGAACTAGCTTTACTCTGCTGTTGTTCCAGTTTGGCTAGGCCACTTTTGGCAACACTCTCCAAAACCTGAAACTGGTTTTTGAGATCATTTGCAATGGATTTGCCAAAGTCAGCAGTACTCTTGATACCGACTAGATTCTGTTTCTTGAATTCAGCAATGAACTTGTTGTACCCGGTATTGACAACATCAATAGCGGCATTGAACATGCTAATACGATGAGCTGATTCTTCCTCATGTAATTTCTTTATGGTTGCATTTGCTTTTTTCTCAGTCTCAACGATCTTTTCGATCGCATGTCGATTTCGACTTTCAAAGTATTCAACTGCACCGCCCGCAGCATAGTATAACACAGTCAATGCTGTGAGAGCACCACCAACACTTAGCATCCTTAGAGAAATGCCCGCTGCGGCTGCTGTTGTTTGAACAACTGTCAACACCCTGGTGAGGGACCAAAATCCCGTAACCAAGTTATTTATAACTGTGAAAGTTGCAAATCCGGCAGTTAAAAGAACTCCAGAAATGGCATATTGAGCCAAATGTAAGAACAATTCGGTGGTGAATTGAACAACCTTATTTAATCCACCAAACTGTTGAGTAAGTTCAGCGACATACTTAATTGCTTTGACACCGATATCAACCGTAAAGAATGTCTTGATACGCTCCATTTCATCGAGAAGTTGTCGTCCGGGATTTAGATTTTGAACTTCAGTTGCTCGTTTGTTTGCTCCTGAGGATCGGGCCAAAGCTTCCTGAGCTTCACGAAGTTGATCTAATCCCTCTCCAGCGAATGCGGCAGCACCACGTAATCCTCTAATCTCTGGGAAGAATGTTGCAATGCCTTCACTTGTTTTCAAGGCAGCGAGGTGAAGTTCCTTCATCACACCGACAAGGCCAAGAGTCTTGACAGCAGCAAATCCACTATCAAATCCCATTGTTTTGAATTGGGCCGCGAGAGCTTCATTCGGTTTGATAAGTTGATTAGAGATATTATTCAAGAGTGTGGCAGCTTCGGCGGAATCCAATCCACGTTGCGTGAGAACAATCAAACCAGCATTGAGTTCTTGGAAAGACAATCCCGCTGTTGAAAGGATACTACCCGAACGACCAACAACAGTATTCAACTCATTGATACGGACACGACCTAGATCGACGGTCGTGAAAAGTTGATCAACAATCTGGCGAGATGTTCCGGCAGCACTACCAAAGCTATTTAACACGGAGGACAATACGTTAACGGAATCGGCAGTATTTGAGTTCGTGTTACGGGCAAGCTCGGCGGCATCCCGTAGCTTGTCCATGTCGGCGGTAGTTTCAATGATCTGGTTTGATAGAGCGTCATACGTTGCTGCTGCAATTTCAGTGACTGGACGGCCAAACTCATCGGCGACGGCTCTAATAGATTCGGTCCAGGTATCGAATGTCTCTCCGCTATTTTGTGATAATGTTTGAATCAAACCGATCTGGCGAGAAAACTCTAATGCCTCTTTGACACCTTCTGCAATCGCTTGCGTAATGAGCGATATGCCACGATAGATCGCCGTGTGAAAAGCGACCCGAGCCATTTCGTCTAACTTGCCTTCAAAATAGGCAACACTATCACCGATGGCTCGAAAGCCTTTACTAACTTTTTGTGTACCATCGACAACATTCTGTAATGCCTTAGTCTGTGTTGCATTAAGATAATTTGCGGCAGCAGCCGCTTTGACCTGTTCGGCTGTGAGTATCCGAAATTCTGCCGCACCTTTGGCGATCAAGGTAGCATTGGGCACTCCGGTGAATGCTGTGGGAGTTGTTGCTGTTCCTGGCGTAGCTCCAAGAACGGCCTTTGCTAATTTATCAGAGAGAAGACGTTGCTTCTCCATTTCCATTGCCATGATGCGTTGTGAATTGGACGCTTTCGTCATCTTCGTACTGAGAACTTCATAACTTGCTCCGGCTTCTCTAATCGTTGTAGCAACCTTACGCCCAGCTGCATCAATTTGCGTGAAGACAACTTTCGCTTCACCACCTTTCTTGTTATATGCCGCTGTCTGGATAGCCATTGCTCCGACAGCGGAATTGTAACGCAGATAGGCTTGTTGCAACCTTTGTACAGTTGCAATAGCCTGATCGGCGTCAATTTGATATTGAGAGATAATCGTTGCCATTATTTAATCTTTACCTTGGTCATTTTGGTAAAAGTCTCTGGCTTTGGCAAACGACCCGGCATAACATTCTCAACGTAACGGTTAAATGCCAATTCACCAAACTTGAAAGAAGCATAGGGTCCAGGATTTCTTAACTGAAATTGTCCAGTGAGATTGACATTATGAAATTCATTGACAGCATAATGTGCCACGCCAACCTCAAATGTGAAAATTTGATTACCTTTTCGACGTGAAAAATGGAATGCCGATTTGTCTGCACCGACATCTGGTCCCATTCCCGAACGTGACACTTCTGGAGAAATTGGTATCTGTACATTGAGAAAGCGACCAATAGGCTTAAACGATCCCTTACTTGTTCCTGTCCAAACTGGAACTTTTGTGATAACGGCTCGAAGCCATTCCCGAGCCGCTTGTCTCATTTGAATGGACATATTCTCGTTTAGAGTTTTCGTAACTCGTCCAACATCAATGCTCATTTTTACTGAGAAACCTCTGATCTCAAGCATTGTTACCGCGTTTCTCTATTAGAGTAGCCGTTAGAGTTGGATATTTGGAATCATCATTTTGGCAAATTCAAACTCTTCCACTGTACGAATGAGGTTGTACTCTATTAGAGAAGCAGGTGTCCACCAATTTATTTCGTCGAAGTCGTCCCAGCTTTCCGGGACACCGGGTGGTCTGATGCCGAACCGTTCACAGGCTCGCCAGACGGAGTATCGGTCTGTTCGATAGTCGGGGAGGATGAATCGTCTTGCTCCTCCGCCACTGGTAGCAAAAAACTTTCACGAGCCTCGTCTAGCCGTCGTTCAGAGAGTGAATTAACCGTAATCACAAGGCTATGAATACGCTTCCTCTCCATATCAGAGAAACCGGAAGCTCTAAATTCATCGTCCCATTTGCTCCATGTCGATGAGTCACTTCGATCGACCAACTCCCATTCAATGGGATCATCTTCCTTCGTCTCTTTATTGACACCACAGAGCGATGTGATGATAAGCCAATCCACGAACTTGGTACTGTGCTGATTAAGCAATTTAAGAAAACGTGGACTATCAGGATCGTCCACCATACGACCACCTTTGACACGCTTTTGCGGCATCTTGGGTGTAGGACAAAGTTTGTCAAATTCATCGCGATCAAGCACAGCATTGGCTCGGAGGGCGATATCGCCACTTTCCCGAGGAAAGACGATCATTTCGCTAGCAGGTGTGCAGTCGATTTTCTTGCCACCGATTTTCATAGGTTACCTTAGGTGAGGTCCCTGGTTATTGTGGGCTTAACTCTATTAGAGAAGCCTTTACAATCGACCGTAGAATCTCTCAAACTATGAGAGAGGTCGTCGTAATAGAAATCCGGAAAATTATACGTTTCGCCATCGGTATAGTTAGTACCATTGGGATGGCGACACGTCAATGATCTCACGATCTGGAGATGGATACAAAATGGCCCATTGGTATCAGGTGACGAAGAAACCCACCCTGTTGCATTGCCTTCGAGAACTTCCTCGATCGTGGGCGGGTCATCATCGGACGAGATCATCAAATCCCAGATGAATTGAAATGCAATGGATACAGCTTCTTCTTCACCTTCACGAATCTTATCCAATTGGCCGCGAGCTTTACGTTGCTCAAGATTTCGCTTAGCCGTATAGGAGAAGTTGCCCTCTCCTATACGGATCGCGATGAAGTTCGTCCCTGTTCCGTCGATTAGAAACAGGGTACAGTCCTTCAAATCTATTGGAGTCAACGTCCACTCCGGTTAGGCGACTGCGTATAGGTGGGTTAGGCGACTGCAAGCCTGGTCACAGTTGGTGCAACACGGTTACAAGCACCCGTGCAGGCTACGCTACCTGCCTTGATATCATGCTTCAGGCTGTCGTACCGGAAGTCCTCAAAGACGATCTTCTCAGGTTCAACATCCTCACAATCCGGCGTATAGAGAACAGTGATATCGACGGCGTAAGGCTCACAGCTTTCCGTGGCCGAACTAACCCAATGGGAAGCTCTCCCTGTTCCGTCAAGAGCTTCCTCTACGGTAATGGGATCACCGGTCGAGCCAATGATATGATCCCAGACGAAATCAAAGGTGACATCCATCGGTGCTTCGTCAGCATTCCGGACAAGATAGAGCCGTCCCTTGTCCAGTTTGTACTCACGAGGCTTCTTTTTGTCATATGTCAGGTTGCCATCACCAACCCGAATCTCGATCGAGTTGGGTAGGAACGTGATGACCTGACCATCAATGGCAGCCTCGACAAGACCTGGAATAAAGGTGATCGAGGTCGTGTTGGTAGAAGTCTCGGTGTGCGAAACGACCTCATAGATCGTCTCATCACCTGTCAACTGGAATGTCGCTCCAGTCGGGATAATACCAACGATCTCGTCAACAGCCATTGTGGCGAGACCGATAGCATATCCTGCCAAGAGGTTGACGGCTCCGACATTTCCATAGCCATCGCTAATGAAAATATCGGCAAGTTTCAAGTCAATGTAACCTGGCCTGGCCATTGCGTTCCGACTCTAATAGAGTCGCTCCTTAAAGGAAGGTGTCCTGTTTAGAGGACCAATCTCATCGTGTAGTGGCCTTCGACGCTCGCTTGAACGATTTCGGTATCAGGATTAGCCTGTCCGAAACGACTTACACGAACTTGTTCATTTTTCCCTTGTACAAGTTTAAGGCAACCAACAAACGACTGATCGTCTTGGGGTTGATCACCAAAACGGAAGACAGGTATGCTAAGTTCAAATGATGCAGCAGCAATTCCAACCATCACTTCGATCTGATCAGTATATTTCGTTTTGAGATTGCTAATACACAGGACATTGATTTCGATAGCATACTCTGTTTCATTTTTGCTATGTTGGATGGAGAAAGGTCCATCTAACCGAAACTCGAAATAGTCAACGATTTTTCCACCGGCATCGGTTCGTAAATTCTTACTTCCGGTATGCTCAAAGAACATGGGAAATTGACCACGACGATCATGAAAGAAATGGCGACACGAAGCCATTATCCAACGCGGAATACTCCTTGTTTCAGAATGTATTGGCATAGCAGTTATGGCCAGTCCATCACCATTGAATAAGTTTCCAACGTTAAATGGCATTGGTTTCTCTAATAGATTATCGCCGGAATCTATTCAAGTTAGTGCCATGTACTCCGGCCATCGAAGTTTCCAGAACATTGATAGTGTCTAGACCGGCAGTCAGCATAGCCTTGTCAATGTGTTTAGAAGTTGACGCTATAAGATCGGCATCAACGATCGCGGTTGCATAACCTAAACGAACATATTCGTTCATAAGGGCAGTTAACCTCATTTGAGCATCAACGAATGTGTTAATTTCATCCGTTAATCGGATGATGAAATTCTGTTTCTTTTGGGTCAGGTCGGCAGCCATTATATCCTCTCCTTAGAAAATGAGAGACTCAATTGTGGCCGTTCTGCAAATTATTGTATTACTTGGGCTCGCTGTACCCCAAGTAAATCCTACCTGTATTGCTAAGGAACCTGTTGTATTTACGGCTACAGTGCTACTTGATACCAGTTGATGACTTCTAACAGTGCCACCATCATTATTATTGGAAAAGCTAAATGCACCATGACCAATAACTGCACCTGAAACACCTGTCCCTAAACAAGTTATTTCAGCGTCTAATGACCATGCATTTCCTGTCCCCATACTTCCGGCCATTGTAAAGAAATTGAAAATGATCGTTGTACCACCTAAAGATATTCCGATACTGACAACTGGCCCCGAGGCAGCAGTTACATAAATACCTCTTAAACTAAAACGTATAGTACGACCGACAGTAAAAAAGTTTGCAGGTAAAGTAAATGATCCTAACCCTGTTGCTAATAGATTTGTCGTGGTAGTTGTATTACTAATCGTTGCCCAACCTGTTTGAATATAAAGTACAGTTGCCTTTCTACTTAAATCAGTAACAAGACTAGTAATCTTGGATTCCGCTAAAGTGGGAATATCATCACTAACTAAAGCTCTGAAAGCGGGTGCTGCTGCACTTCCTGTCGTTGGGCCAGCTAAAACTCTATTAGCGTTTTGCGTTGAAAAAGAGATTGTTTGCGTACCAGCATCATAGTTCAATGGCGAAGTTGCAATGGCAACTCCAGAATCCCCTTGTGGACCTTCATCACCTTGGATTCCTTGGATTCCTTGGATTCCTTGGATTCCTTGGATTCCTTGTGGACCCTCTGGACCCTCTGGACCCTCTGGACCAGTATCACCTTGTGGTCCTTCAGGACCAATGTCTCCGGTTTCACCCTGAATCCCTTGATCTCCCTGTGGACCAATTTCCCCTTGTTCTCCGGTCTCTCCCTGAATCCCTTGGGCTCCAGTTGTTCCAGTTATACCTTGAATTCCTTGAGGACCAGTTTCCCCAATCTCACCTTGTAGACCAGTTTCCCCAATCTCACCTTGCGGACCTTCGGGACCAGTGTCTCCAGTTTCTCCCTGAATCCCTTGGGCTCCGGTTGCTCCGGTTGCTCCGGTTGCTCCGGTTGCTCCGGTTACGCCTTGAATTCCTTGGGGACCAGTTTCCCCAATCTCACCTTGTGGACCAGTTTCCCCAATCTCACCTTGTGGGCCGATTTCGCCTTGTGGACCAGTTTCTCCAACCTCACCTTGTAGGCCGGTTTCGCCTTGTGGACCAGTTTCTCCAACCTCACCTTGTGCTCCGGTTTCGCCTTGGGCTCCGGTTTCGCCTTGAATTCCTTGTGGACCAGTCTCACCCTGCGGTCCAATTTCACCCTGGTCTCCGGTTAATCCTTGTGGGCCAGTTTCTCCAGGTACACCAGGTATACCTTGGGGTCCGGTAAGTCCGGTAAGTCCGGTATCACCCTGCGGACCTTCAGGTCCATTAATTCCAGCAGGACCCTGAGGTCCCTCATCACCAGTTGGACCGACTCCTCCAGTAGCTCCAGTTTCTCCAGTCTCTCCTTGAGGACCAATCGGTCCAGTTTGTCCAATCGGTCCCGTAGCTCCTGTAGCTCCGGTTTCACCAGCCACGCCCGAAATACCTTGATCACCTTGTGGTCCCTCTGGTCCCTCTGGTCCTGGAGGACCCTGTGGACCAGTCCCACCGCCTCCACCTTCTTCTATAGCATGAATGGCTTCATGAATATCTATTAGACAACCGGCAGTTGGCTCAATCGTTACTTTATCCCCAATATCAAGATCAATATCAGCGCTACCCTCAATGGCTTCCAAATCTATTAGAGTATTCCCTGCTCGTCCACGACAGATCAGGATAGAACCGCCACCGTCGTAAGAGCGTACACACGTAAGGCGAACAGGATTAGTTGCACTTGGAATACCAACAGGGAAAGTTGACAATGGACTAATATTAAGCGAATTGCTTCCTGCAAAGTAAGCATGACTTACTTTGAAAATGGCCTGGTTAATGGGATACGTAAATATGGTCATGGTACCTGAGTAAACTCCGAGACTTCGATATCCACGTTCTTGAGTAGGTTATCAAATATCTCGTCAACATGTTGAATTTCAGGACGCCGAGCCATAACAATATAACCTGTGTCAGCTTCAAGAGCAAATAGCGATTTGATAGTAAATTGCTTATGATCCCAGACAATATAATCTGTTGTTTTCAGGTCAAAATCACGAGGAATATCACGAGCGTCGATAAGAAACTGACGATCATCAAGTTCAAGATCACCACCAACGATAAAGTTTGAATTAGCTTTGATATAGGTAATGGAGAAGAAAATATCTCTATGAGATAATCCAGGGAAAACAATCATTCGATTGATATGAAGCTTCGTTCTCTCGATTGGAGTACGACCTGTTTTCGGATCGTAAACGCCTTGTGATTCACGGTAGATATCGGCGGGAAAGCCATAGAGCCACTTGAGCTTATAAATAGCCTTACGAATGATTCGTTTTAAATGGACAATTGAACCAGGCTGTCTCATTTTTTATTTTCCGCCTTTTCAATCAAAGACTCTAATAGAGTTTGTGTCTTTAAATTAAGTGACATTAGCTCATTAAGCTCTTCACTTTTTCTTTCGTAAACTTTTGTAAGAACATCTTTCAATTTAGCAAGTTCAACAAGTAACTTACTCAGGAGACTTTTCTGATTTCTACTCGCATGATACATGAAATATATTAACAGGCCATTAAAAACGAGACTAAATAACAGTAGTACGTTTGTAATGGCCCTCGCAATAACCATACTCATTGACTCTCCCGTTTTTGTCTTTTATCCTCTTCCACATGTTTGTTATATTTTATTTCCGCTAATTTCGCGGCTTCAATATGTATTGGGTCCTTCGTAAGTGCAGCAAGTTGTTGCGTAACTACCATATTCAAACGTAACTGTTCCGTGAGAGTACCATTAGCAAGCTGCTCAGCTTTCTTAGTCGTAGTCTCAATAGTTACTAATTTGCCAATAGTTTCACTAGAAGTTGATTTAATTGCCTCAGTGTTCAATGCCAATAGGTCATTGGTAGTTGTCGAAATCTGTTGGATATTGGACAATTTATGGATATTTGCACGATTATTATCTGCCAAAGTATTTTTTACTTCATGCGCTTCATTGGCAATTATTCCAGCTTGCCTGTTCTGATCCTTATTCAACTTGGCCATGAGATAGGTCAGATATCCTGAAAAGCATGTTCCTATCAAAGTTAAAGTTGCTGTGATCAATTGTGCCAATACCGCATCAGACAATGCAAAAAGAAGCATCCCGATCCTTTCGAGAGTAAAACTCTCCTAGAGTTGCGTCCCTCACCTTGGCCCATAACTCTAGGAGAGTCCCCGACTGTCATGTACAACCGCCGATTAGCTGTACATGACAGCTCCGAGGTCCTCATCGAGCACCTTGACCCCAGCCAAGATGTCGAGTGTCACCAAGTGACCCTGCTTGTTGCCATCGTAAGTGATGGTAACTCTAATAGAGAGGCCCATGAAATCAACCACCGCCGACAATGCTCCGGTGCCCTGGCGAGGCATGGCCATCGGCCGTGTCACGAGGGTGAGTGCGTTGGGATGGAAAGCGAAATTGAACGAGCCAGAGGGGCCGAGGTTAACGGTCGCACCGTTAGCGATCGTCGCCTCAATCGGACGATCAAGTGTGATGCCTGCTGTACCATTGGCATCGATAATGGCATACTTGAGTGTCGTGTTGCTTCCGAAAGAAACAAGTTGACCCACCTGAGGAGCAACTGAAAAGCCGGTGACCGCGATCTCCTTGGCGTAACCGAGTTGCGTTACGCTATCGTAAGTGTACTCAGCCGAGGTCGCACCCTTCGGGTAAAGGGTAAGCACCGCCGTGTCGATAACAGCGTACTTCAAGCCAGGAGTGATCACCATTGCGGTCGGAGTTGTACCGCCCGTGGTGCTCACGACCTGATGAGGCGTCATGTCACCTGCGAAAGTGACATACGTTCCGGTTGTGATGGCGGCAGAGAGTCCATCGACAGTGATGGAAGTTGCTCCGGCGGCATAACCGCCCGCATTGTCAACGGCTCCCGTAATCACGCCGGTCTGTGCCGTGATATAGGGCTGGTTCTGAGCCATCAGGATGTCAAACCCGAGCTTTCGCCCAAGGCTAGCATTCCGAAGGGCCGTGCCATCATCACCAACTCGCTGAGCATCAGTGAACTGCTCGATATCGAGCATGATCGTCTCGGCTGCACTGGTCAGCACGAGGTTACGATCGTTCATCCAGGCATTGTTGGCATTCATGGCCGCACGGGTGTCGAGAATGTATCTCTTCCCGTTCGTATTGTCCATGCCGCCGAGCTTGCCCGCCGAATTGGCCAGGAACTGATAGACCTGGGACGAAAGAACATGGTCGATGAAACGAGCGTTGGCGATCATGGCCGGACGAAGGAACTCGTCAATGACGCTCGTGAACGCGATCGACTCTTCGCCGTCCTTGATGAGATAAGAAACGTGAACCTGCTGGTTCAGTTTCACTGGGATATTGACCGCCGTGGCATTCTGGACCGTCACCGAGTCAGCATTCGTCTTCCGCTTGGCAGTGAACTGACCAGGCTTCCTGACGTTCACCGTGTCGCCGTAGGCCGCGATCATGCTATCGAAATCGCGATGGACCAACTGGCCCATCACCATATTCTCTAATAGAATCGCGAGGCTCTCGTTGGCCCAGAGTTGGATGTTGAAGGCATCCAAAGTGTTATCACGATGGAGCAAACCACCCGCTCTGATGCCACGACGGCTGAGAGAAATGACCTTCCGCTTTTTGAAGTTGCTGATTCCGAAAGTAGTGATCATGATTTGACGTTACCTTTTCTGAGGAGGTTCGGATCTTTTTTCCGAGCCTCCATATACGATTTCGTGTCTGTTGGGACGGTAGTAGTCCCGGTAGAACCTGACCTACCATTGTTGTGGCCACCCAAGCCACCAGAAACACCCGACTCGAAAAGATTTTGATGTCTTTCCATTTCGGTCATACGCTTGACAGCTTCGGCGACGGACAGGTCAAGCGTAACCGCTTGTCCGTCTTTTTCATCCTGGAACTTGACCCGGGGAATATATTCCCCGGTAGGTTTGCCATCTTCACCGACTTTCTCCACCATCACGGTGTTAGGTCGTAGAATTTGATAGACCTGATCGTTGTTAAATGCCTTATGAGCACTTGCAGCGGTCAGGATTTCAGTTTGCGATCGAAATTGCTCATAGTTCTGTTTCCAGAACTTGGATTGTGTCTGCTCCTTCTCAATCTCACCCTTAAACTTCTTCTCTAACTTGCCACGTTCTTCGGAAGCAAGCTGTTCCTTCGTTTTGCCCTCGTTCTGGAGAGCTTCGATCCGTTGATTAAGAGAATCCATATTCTCGGGCGTGAGCCCTTGAGCTTTGAGAGTCTCCAAATCTTCTAGATATTTGTCCCGTTCCCGCTTGGCCTTGTCCTTATCGGCCTTGACGATCCGATCGACTTCAGCCTGAGTGAACTTACGTTCTCCAGTGCCTCCGGCAGCGGCCTTTCTTTCCGCTTCAATTTGCTCCGGAGTTTTTCCCGGAGGATCATCAGAAGGCGGCGGGTCCTCAAAGTACCGATTTGCCGGGATGATGAACAAAGGGACAACGTAACTGATTTCTCTAATAGAATTTCGCATTTTAGTGTCCTAGCCCCTCCGAATGTGTAAGTCGAGAGGATCATTCAAGTGAGGAAGTAAATGTTTCCACGCTTCCGTACTTGGAATGCCTGCTCGAATGTGGTCTTTGCGAATATTCGGATCGGAGGTTATCCGAATGGTCGCATATGCATCTGTCATGGAGCCAAGAGCTTCTTCTTCCAGGTCGGGATCAACACCATCTAACAATGCCAATGCAATCTCAAAACATGCTATCTTAATATCGTCGATAACTAATACTGCACCATTTCGTGGCCACTCACGAACCTGCCCGATATAGGTTTGTGTCCCTTTGAAACTCAGACGATCAATCTTGATCGTGGCTGACTTAAGAGCTTTCAAGCGAATTTCTTCGATAGACTCATCCCAAGCTTCCGCATTGAGACGAGCATCATCGAAATAGGCTTGTGCCTCTAATAGAGTTCCATAGGAAATTATCGGACTCATGGTGGCAACGTGCCCCCTTTAGGACCAGCGGCAGTGGTGTAAATAGGGGCAGCGTAAGCAAAAGCTTCCCTGTAAACGTGTTTCATTGTGCCATTGGAAGCCCAAGAACTTTTCGGTACGAAATAACGTTCGCCCCAAACGATAACGTCAGGCATTTCAAGAAATGGCAATATCACGATATCTGTAACAAAGAGACCATCTTTAGTGTCCAAACGGACTTCAATTCGATTACCCACTTGTTTTCACTCCCTCGAATTCTAGAGTGACGGTTGTCTTTTGCCGAGCGTTACCGGAATAGCGACTCTCATTAACCAAATTGAGATCGTCATTGAGAATTTTCACTTGCCAGATTTCACCCTTGAAATTCGTTAACTTGATAAATTGTGCAAAGTTCGTTCTTACCCATGCCTTGAGTTCAAGTGCTTTCGGATAATCCAGGATAAAACTATATTGGAGCGTTTGCGTAGGAACTCGCTTAATGTACGCATGGAGCGTGCCAGCCATCGACCGCCGAACATTGATTGTGTCATTGTTCTTTTGAGTATCATTCAACTCCGGTAATGGTAGTATGATTGATCCATAGATCGTCTCTAATAGAGTTAGGAAGCCATAACTTGTCGGTATCCCTGGTACTGGCGGATGCGGCCCTGGGTTAGGAATGAATAAAGTGGCATTGAGAATATCATCATTGATTGAACTATCCTCAAAATCGCGGAGAATGTCCAGATTGCAAGTAAATTCAGAAAATACTAGATCGCTCTCTACCAGTTCAAAAGTTTCATCTTGCTTGCCAATGGCACTGATAATATCAAGGGTACTAATCGTTCTGGTAATATGCCTTTTAGCACTTATTGTTTGTGTAACTGCTACATCATGGACAATATGCTTATTCCAAACGGTATTAATCTTATCGGTAACTGTGACATTATCAACAATGCTATGAGTATAGATGGCATCAATTGGGCGAACGATCTGATTAACAGTCACCGTATCTTCTAGAGAAATCCGAAAAGTACCTAAACGTTCACTAATAAAATCTGTAACAGTGACAGTATCCACGATTTCCAAATGATAAGTTCCTAATCTCCCATATACTATATCGGTAACTAATACCGTGTCTGATAGAGAAATGAATCTTGGCGAACTAATAAAATTGGCATGAGTCACTGCGACATTATCAACTATATTACGATTAATGATCTTATTAACAACGATTTCATCAGTTACCGTGACAGTGTGGACAATGATAAGTTGCTGATTCATATTCTGATCAGCTGTCACATTATGAATAACACTTTTGAAATATACTCTGTTTAATCTAATAGAGTGGGAGACTGTAACATCATGTGCTAACGAGACGGTATAGACAAATCCAATCCTTGTAACTATTTGACTGACAGTAACCGTATCAACGATATGCCGAAGTAGCACACGACCAAGATAAATGGAATCTGTAACTGCAACACTGTGACTAATTGCCTCATTGATAATTCGAGTGGTCGGCGAAGCTGCGGGAAAGTAGTCTCGCTTTTTACGCGGGTAAGTGTACCCTGCAAAGGGTCTCGGAAAACTTTGACCCAAGACATAGGGCACAAGTTACCCCACTTCACGGTAGGTGATTACACATTCCGCTTTGAACGAATTTACTGGATTCACTAGGATACGTAATCCAAAGGATTTACTAACGCCAATCCATCTCCGAGCTTCCGGGACAGGCTCATAGCGATAACCGCCAACGTTGATGACACCCTCAACATGGAGCGGGTTAGCATCATAGGCGGTTGGCTCTCCGGTAAGATCACCAAGCCAGGTCACAACGGTATTGGGCGAACCACCCTCAGTTTTCTGAACATTACCGGCTGAAATGGTCGTGCCCGTGGGCGTACCGAGAGTGGTAACAAGAAACAAACCAATATCCAACTGCTCCAATGTGCTCTGATTAGCGTTCGTAAGATAGGCTTCAAGTATCTCGACGACACAGGATGATGGAACCGTGCCGAGTAAAACGGTTTTTGCCGTCGAAAGGGAAGCAATTTGCTGACGGACAGTATATACGCCTCTCATATTACCTTTTTCCGAATCATAGGTATTGGTACGTGAACAACAGTATTAGTACCACTTCCAAGGGCAACGAAGGATCGACCATTGAAAGCGAAATTCATAGCTCCTGTATCAGAACCTGATTCAGTTGTGGTGAAATTATCAATATTGATCCAACCCGTTGTACCATCGCAATCAACAAGGAATTGGTAAACGCAATTACCAACTGCTGCCGGAATTGCTGCTATTAAAGTTTCCCAAGTACCATTACCGACTGTCATGGTTGCAAGAATAGTGGTTGTAGTAACACCTACACCTGGATCATGTACCATAATCAATCGCGGTTGTGGTCCAGAGTAAGCTTGTCCACTAGGATCGGCAAGTACACTCTTTCTAACTCGCACAGAGACGGTGGGCGAATGCCCATTACCTACAGCTACGTAAAAAGGGTTGCAAGTTGCATAGCCACTAGGCTTAACTCTAATAGAGGGAGCCAGCCCATCGTAAATAACCGAATCCGGTGTTTCTATACCTTGAGGTCTCCATTCACTATAGTTACCGTCAATTTGTTGATGACGACTTGCACGTATCGTACTACCACCAAGCATATTCGCTTGACCAAAAATCGGGATGGTTGAGAGTAATTTTGTATTACGTAATAGCATGGTGATGATTGTTGGATCAATAAATGCGATATCCGCAGACGTCATTGATGAAAATTCACTGTTATCAATTAGCATTCCTGAAACAGAATTATTAAGGGCATCTGATAAGATACCATAAGTACCATCATCAAAAAACAATGCGTTAGCATAAAAATCGCCAACAAAATGCTTTTTGAACCAGATACCATTTGTAAAATTAAAAGCAGTCATACCATTAATGCTAACAATTGCAGGTACTAGTATGGTGCTAAATTCTAATAGATTTGTTACATCATAAATTATCCAAGTGGCAGAGTTCCACTGAAAATAATTAGTAACTTGTACTGTTGTTACATTGATACCATAAGCTGATGAACAATGTATCGTATTACCAGTCATTGTACCAACAAGACCTTGAGCCTTAATCTCAAGGAAGCATCCGGTTATACTACCCCATTCTCCGATAAGATAGTTATTGGTAAATGTCGCGGGTTCTGATAATCCCCAAACTATCATATTCGTGCTAGTGGGATTATACATGAAGACATTAGAATCAACAGCCAACGTTCCTGTAAAAGCTTCTGATAAATTAGTTAATAAATGATTATCTCTATAATCAAAAATGACATTATTTGCAAATGTAATGGGTCCACTGAGCACGTCAATATACACGCCAATTACACTTGATGCTCCATGATGAATTGAGCAATATTGAATATCAATGCCATTGGTATAACTATTAAGATAAAGGGTTGCACTTGTATCTGCACCAGTCAAACCCATAAATGTTCCAAATTCAACATAACGTAAAACTGTGGAGCCACTAAAAGGAGTTTGACCTAAGAGATTACCATTCATATTTGCAAAAGATGCTTTGGAAGTTGAAGAGAAACCTACAAAACGTATATTTCGTGTAAGATTAATAACTTCAGCTTGTCTCGGTATTGTACCCAAATGTGCATGTGCTAATGGAGCGATACCAATCGTTGTTCCGGAAACCGAAGTAATTACAACCTGTTCACAATCCGAATATACCGTTCCCGTACCCGCTAAAGCAATTTGATCACCAATTTCCCAACCTGTAGCATCATCTACCGTGATTGAGGTCGCCGCTGCACTGGCATTGGCTGTCAGGTGAGTCTTTACCGTTTTCGGTGAACCATAACAATTTAAAGTGCCACCAGTGATAACGACAAAGGAAGTAAGGGTACTTGTCGTCGTTGGATGCAATGTGACCGTAAATGTCGAAGTTACATCAACAGGAGTACCTATAGTTCCAATGTTCATTATTCCGCCAGCGTAGATACGAATATCGCATTGTGAATGCATATAATAATCGTTGCTGGGAGCATTCTCAAGATTCACTGTTGCATAGGAGCTGACGGTAATTGAATTATAAGGAAAATTATTAGCGGTAATATCCCAGGTCACAACTCTATTAGATATTGCACCTGCTCCCGTAATCTCCCCCATGATATAAAGATTATCTCTTTGCGTCAAAGTTGCCTGGGGTACTCCGGTAGTCGTTGTGCGTAAAAGTTGCGGAAATACACTGCCACCGGAACATCTTAAGGTAACGGTACCATTGACAGAAGTTTTAAACTTAACTGTATAAGTCGACGTTAATAAAGTAACGGGAGCCGCAAACTTCAGGAAAAACCAGCCGGTTGCAGGAAGATCAGTAAGATTACATGTTACTACGGTGCCTGCAACATCAACATTGGCTATATCCAATGCTACTGTTAGGGTTCCCACTCCTGTATGACTATTCAGTTTAAGCGCAATACCATCAATTGTCGGCGGCGAAGAGGTATATGTCCAAGGTATAACAGACTTTTTATAAGTTGTCTGACTACTTGTCGAAAGTGAGGATTCGTCGAAAAAAGTTCCTATTCCATTGGAACTAATAAGGTCCTGAAAAGAAAGTGGATCAACTACAGCCCAAGTGGAAGCATTGGATGCATCGCCATCGGCACGAGATAGATAATGTGCGATACCAGTTCCACTGAGCGTCTGTGCCATAGGTTCCTACTCGACTCTAATAGAGAAACGATCAGGCGAGATTGACAGTGTACAACATCTTGAGTTGATCACCGTCCAGAAGAGTCTGATCACCTGAGAACAGTCCAGTAGACCAGAGCTTACCAGTGGTACCGGATTTGGTATTATCAGAGCAAATCGCAATACCCTTGATTACCGTTCCGTCAGCGGAAATGGTGAATGTCATTGCCACCGCGTTTGTAATGGATTTGGCGGCGGCTGCCCCGGCAGTCCATTGTTGGCGAGTTGCTTCATCATAAGCGACCGATTCAATCCAACCGGCATGAGACGCCATCGTGTCACCCGCAGCAAGAGCGGAGAACGATGTTCCGGAGATCAGGAGAGCGTACCAGGCGGTCTGTTGGGTATCACCGTGAAAGGTGACCCCGAGCATATTGTTCAGACCTTCATTGGTAACGGCGTTGAAAAAGTCCTCAAAGATCACCTTCCCTTGGCGAATAATCTGAACGAAAAATCGTCCAGTCACCTTGAGAACATCAACAAACCCGATAGGTTCGGGATCGAAACCGGCACCCGCGTTAAGAACGACGCTATTCACTTATGTTCCCTGGTTATTTACCAGGACCTCTAGTTGGATCAGTTGGTTCAGTCTTAGTGGTCGGGTCCTTCACTTCAGCTTTTTCTTCACGGCCACTGGCAGGATTACCAGATAGATCAGGTACACCACGAGCCTTTTTGTCATCAACAGCATCAGTTGGAGCATCAGTTTGGGCCACCATCACTCTGGCTATACGATCGGCATGATCTTTGGCGGCCTTTTCAACTTCGCCATCAGGATAACCACGAGCCTTGCTAGCCGTCCCTAGAGAGACAATGCCACTTTCAATATCGTTCTTGATATTAAGAGCATCACCGATAACGACATCGGCATTATCAATTTCCTGATAAATTTTCTTGAGTTCAACCATTGTGACATATTCGGCAATTTTCAGTTCCGCTATCACTTTCATGCAGCGCTTTTTCAAAGTAAGCGAGGTTGTTTTGTCGATCAACTCTACTAGAGTTTTGATCTCTTTGTCAATTTGCTCAGGGGAAAGAAATTGATGCTGCTCAGGGTATTGGATTTCAGGGAAACTCTTACTTCCCTCATAGAGTGACCAGAAGTAACCAATGCGGTTCTCAGCGTATTGAAGAACTGTTGCGAGGTAACTAAGCCCATTTTGGAGGGAATGTTCGTCGACACCTTTACTCTCCGCTGAGGCAAACCCCGGATTAAGAGACGCTAAGGATAAATTGACCAATTGGCGGATTTCAGCCTTAAGCTGATCCTGTTTCATCATCGAAGCCTTCATAGGCTCCGACGAGGGATGGATGAAAGCCGGTTGATTCGTTCCGGTAACGTACCTTCGTCCACGGGTCGGACCAACAGTGATTTCATCTGACGTTGTTGTAGTAATAACAGACGTTTCAGGATCAGTGGCATCGAACTCATCAGTCCCGGTACGTTTAACGTAAGGTGATTGACTTTTAGGATCAAATGGTTCAATGTAAAACGGGAAATTGGCCCGCGATCCGTACCAAATGTCTCCAGAAGCCAAATTAAGGTACGCAATTTGGTAATTTGCCACGTCAGCGAGCAGTGAATGGCTAATCTTAAGAAGGATAAAGGGAATTTTCTGCAAATTGCCAACTTGTTGCTCATAGGTTTCCTCTACGGAAATACCATTGGCATCTATTGGTCTTCCATGATGATCATAATATTTTACGAAGACACGCTGGCCCTGTTCAGTAGCTTTCAGATAAAGATAGCGATAACGGGAGCATTCATCGGTAGGGAGATTGGTTTCATGATCATAAATGTAAGTATGATCCATCAAAAGTACAGAAGAGTATTCCCAAGGCTTGCCATAAGGGTCTTTTGTGTACGAACGGATATCCTCAACCTGATAAATGTAAATATAAGGACGCTTATCTTTCGCCTCTAATAGAGAAGGGCCAACATCGGCGGGCATATCAACGAAAATGCCAACATATTGCATCGGTAGAAGTTCTTCAAGAACTTTGATGTTCATGAAGTAATTCATATCCGAACCTTCGAGATCAACTCCATTATCCTTGCCATTTACTGCGTTTTGGTAGGAAGATGTTCCTCCTTCACGATGGATATCACCAGATCGCTTAAAAGCGGCATTTCGGATCTCGAAAATGGCTGCTTTGGCAAAGGCGGGGCAATAAGCGAGACGTTTTCGCTGCTGAAATTCCTTATCGTTCTCTCTATTAGAAAATTTAACAAGATATTTGTGTATAAATGCATCACCGCCCTCATAAGTAAGTCGCCATTTCCGCCAACTATTGACCCAACGCCGATAAAATGGATGTAGTACATCACAAATTCGGCCAACTTTCGGTTCAATATTGGGAACAGCACTTACGGGCATTATGTTTCTCTATTAGATATAGTGGTATGGCAATGTGGATGATTATCAGAAGACTGAACTTTCAATATTGATGGGTGCGGCCATTTCACAGGCAAGAGGGAGTGCAATTTCAGCGTAATTTCGAGCGTGCCCGAAATGATCCTCACCCGTGGGGGTGATATATCGGCCTGTTGGATTTCCGGCTCTATCTTTTTCATATACTCTAACCTGATTTTTGATATGAGATTTCCATTCCTCGGGCATATCAGCAGCAATCCTGATAGTTCGCGACTTAAAACGTCCTAAGGAGAGATCGAGCCAGCTAGTACGATCAACTTTCACTCGGGGCTCATGTATATCAGTGTGAATTGACTTTCCAGTGATACCTTGCTCATAGGTACAGAGGCGAACTTTACCATAATACTTGTTAGCAAATTCCAAAGCTGCTCGACGTTCAGGTTGGGCGTCCACTACACAAAAGTTCACTCGAAAATTCTCTAATAGAGTACCGGCTTCAGCAAAAGTAGGTACTGTTCCAATGGAAAGTATCCGAGGCTTAGCATACTGATTGATATCAACTATCGCAGTTCCCGCCGGAGGCAGTAACCATTCATCAATTTCGTAATGGCAGTTAGGATAACCAACGTCAATGCCCATTGTAACTACACGATTACCATTGTAACTGGCGAAAAGGCGGTAGCTAGAGATACAAGCTATGAGATCGGCATCTGTAACACCCGCACCTGTGACAATATGAGGAAGACCGCCCTTGGAGTTCCAAAATTCATGTTCCTCGGCGGGATTCGTTTGAGCTTTGAGAGCCGTCTCCGCTATTTTCCAAGGTTCCAAGTTAATTGAGTACAGTTGATTGATATACCAGCCTTTCCAATCACGTTGTGAAAAGCTTTCAATCCACTTAGCGTTACCTAACCACTCTTTTTTCGTCTCATGGGGCAATTTCGCCTTACATTGGGGACAAATTACATGCGAATCTTTTAGAGAAGGGTCCATTAAGCTATCGGCAGTCACTACCAAACAGCCAGGAAACTCAAGTTCAACGAAACGTGAGCAACTTGGACACGTAAAATAGAAATGGTTTTGACTCGATCTAATAAAATCAGCGTTAATGCCGAATTCTGGAACTGTTGGGGTGCTAATTTGCCATGTTTCACGAGTAACTTGGCCACTTTGACGCTCAAATGCCAGTGGAACATTTTCCTGAGTCATTTCGTCTTTTTCATCAATGACGATCTGACCGACAGGAATAGATTTCAATTGAGATCGGGAATGACTACCACGAATATAAAGGTTAGCCAGACCAGCACGCTTATGACCAACATTAGAAACGTCAGAAAATACGTCACAGATATGAGGTGAGAGTTCAATAGCCGCTTTAAAACGGCCCGACGAAAAGTCTGTGGCATCGGGTTTCCAACTTGGTAGAAGGTATAGGCAATCTATCGCCCTCATATCAATATTGAAAAGAACACGGTTCAATACGGTTTCGGTATAGCCCATTTGGGCTGCTTTTTGGCCGATATTCATTTCGGCATCACTGTCGTGCATATCCCGGAGCCAAGGGTGATGATCGAATGTCCATTTTCCTGGATAAGGAACACCCATCACCCTATATCGACTGGCCCATTCGCTGCATTTTGTTAATGCTTTCCGGGAAAGTCCCTCATGTATCTTTCTCGTAATCAATTTCTCGATAGAGTGCATTAGGATCAACTAACTCTATTAGAGTTACTCCGCATTTTCAGGATCAGGCATGACAAAAGCTTCACCGATATCATTAGCAATCCGGTTAAGGGCCTCCATATCGGTGACATGACGAGAGATGATATCGACCACCTTACCTGCCAATACTACTCCCTGAGAACGTCCGATGGTCAATCCCGCCTTGCTTGATAGACGCTCAACGGACAACACCAGGGTTTTGATATCGCGAACAGTCTCCGATATCTTGGTGGAATAGAGAAGGAGGCCCATTTCCCCTTCATTCTCACACTTGAGGAGGATTTCTTCCAATACCATCCTCATGATGGCCAATTCTTCTTCGAGACCGCGAGCACCATTCGCCTCTTTGAATTCGCGAATACGTTTTTCGTACTTTTTTACACGATAGAGATTCAATTCCTTCAATTGAGTTTGAGCTACTGCAAAATTACCACTGTGAGCAAGGCAATATTTCGATTCCGGAGCTGCTAAGTTGAAACATTGATCACCATGAGAACCGCCAACTGCCTGACACCGATTAGGATGATCAGGATAGGGCACTTTTTTGATAGGTGTTTCAGAAGGTTCACGTTCGTATAATCCCATCGACTCCTCGAATCTAATAGAGAACTACGCGGCGGATGCCATTTTCCAGGTCGTTCGCTTAGGTAAGTTATCTAAGATAACAACCGGAGGATTCTTTTTGCCCGTTGGATCATCCTTGACGGCTCTAACAGAGAAACACTCAAAGTAAGAGCCAGCTTCGATATGAGCTTCTGCCAACCAACACATTCCCTTGTTACCCCATTTGGTACTCCAGGAGTTTCGCATAAGGACAAGCCAGCCCCATTTCTTCGAGAATTTCAAGCCAAGTCCAACGGCAACCGCATGGTTGCCTTGACCCTTATCCAATCCAGCCACGCCCTCACTATCGAGATTGGAAAAATGGCGTCCGACACAAACTGACAGATTCATATTCTCGCGTAAGTAGACTGCACTAACAATTTGCCGCCAAGATTGGTAGGCGGCTCCAAATTCCATTTTATAATTGGCGGCGTCACGATGAGCTTCAGCAGTGAGCTTGTTCGGATTAAGCGTAAGATAAGGGACTTGGGACTCCGGAGCGACACCTTGATCAATCAGGAGCTTGTATGCTTGAAGAATGTTACTGCCACGATCACGACCATTACAGAGAATGCTATAAACATAGCTACCTGAGAGCAGAACGTGATCCATTCCCTGAACAAATCTGGACTGTTCTATCACCGCTGCGGAAGCGAAACCATTACACGCTCCCTGTCCGTTTTGATCTTTGATCAACAGATCGGGAGAGAAATCATTGAAATCCATTAGTTCGCTAGGAGGAAGAATTTCTCCAACGTATGTCGGTAAAGCGGCCACCAAACGAGGATCACTTGGCAGCGAACCAAGATAACGAGTTTCTCCAGTGTATGGATCAACAATGGTCTCAAGTTCGCTAGCCATAGGATTTACGGATTACCTCTAATAACGTTAAAGAGATCAATCACGCTATTCGGAGTGGCTGGGCAGGGAAGAACATCTATCACAGTTCCATTGGTACGTTGGATAACAAGAGCGGGAACACCAATTTTTTCAATGGTGGGGAGAATCTTCAACGGAATGAGATCAGATGACGAATCATCATAAGTTCGCCAAAAGATATTCAATTTCTTGGCAGCTTCTCTAATAGATAAGTTGCTTACTACCGCCGGCCGTGAAGTGGCTATCCTATCCATATCATAGATCAAAGTGACATGAACAGGTTCCGTTATGGGAGTGGGCGGAGGTAATGGCCCTGGAGGAGGAGTTGGCCCTGGAGGAGGTGGCGGGGGAGTGGGTCCCGGAGGTGGAATAGGTCCCGTTGGGCCAAAGGTTACCGTTTTCCAAAATTTCCCTTGGGGAATGCCATCTTTCAATGGCACTAGAGAAACTTGATGTACCCCGGGACTGCCAGTAAATTGGAAAACTTTGGGATTGGATTGGAGAGCTTCGGTATTTGGTTCGATAGGAAAAACGAACCAAATATAACCGTCCGCTACCACATCGGTAGTTACGGTGGCAATTTGGTGGGTGGGAACGCTATCCGGGCCTTCAATTTGGCCAAGAGAGAGTGCCGCCAAAATTAGGAGTTTGGATAGCGTTCCCATAAATTCCTTAGTTAGCGTGAGGTGTTAAAGGCCAATAAGGAATGGGAGGATGAACTTGGCGATTTGCAATGCGAATTTGCCCAATTGCTTGGGATCAAATTTGCCTACCAGATTGGGGTCTCCGGTGTGCGAACCCTCTTCAAGAGAGTCGAGAGCGGCCAATGCCGTCGCTCTATCGACCTGCTCAAGTTCACTCACATTGGGAGGTGCAGTTGCTCCCACGGTATGGGTCGTCCCAAGCCACTGACCCATCCCATAACCCTGGAGAGTGAGCACGGCCTCACCTGCTGCAATGGGATCGGTGATAGTTCCGCCAGAGCGAATGATTGGCCCCAGGACACTCAATGCATCCAGAGGAAACTCTTCCGGAAAATGAATCATAAGGGTTGCCTCTATTAGAGTTTCACCGTTCCGACGTTGACGAGTTTCACGTTTTTTGGACCGGATTTGTGCCACACGGCGTGCCACACGGCATGCTACAGCCCACTGCTATGATAGTATACGGTCATTTTCAGGATTTTTTCAGCAAAATGGAGGATTATTTCTGGCACATTTTCAGTCCAGAAAGTGTGAAAATCATAGTCGATCTGAAGGCTTTTCACAGGAAATCGCCGCGAAGCGGCCACAGGAAATCTAATAGACTTTTACGAAACGTAAATTTTTGAAAATTGAATTTTGAATTTTGAATTTTGAATTTTGAATTTTGAAAAATGGGAAATTCACTTTTGAGCTTGTGCAGTCGATTCAATGCATCTTCTCTATTAGATATGTATTCCCTAAAAATGGATACCTGGGCTTCTCTATCAGAGAAACATGTTCCAGGATCAATTTTCCCAAAAGTTCGTACAGCATGGACTGGCTTCTCTATCAGAGAAACATGTTCCAGGATCAATTTTCCCAAAAGTTCGTACAGCATGGGGCGGGCGGTGGATGCATGATATCATGCCGACCTGTTGATGGGAATTTGACCCACCCCGTGATGTGAATTTGCAACGAGACGAGGGGAATTATCATCGGTGATGATGATAATTCCCCTCATGGGCTTGACAGGCAAGATGTTGCTCATGATCCCTTACGTTCACATAAGAGGAAGTATGCATGCACGTATCTGGCCCATTCCTTGGATGCGTGCATGTTGCGTAGGCCGGAGCATGCATCCATGCGACGTTCGATGACAGCTAGGCTACGTTCGATGGTAAGGCCCATACGCTCACGAGTGGACCTTGCGTTGTCATCATGAATGGCCATTGTCGTTTCCCCTTCGTTCGTCGTCCGATCGTTACCACCACTACTAGACGGTAGGCCATGGCAATGGGCTTGTCCAATCGGGAGGGGAGGGGAGCCACGCCAGGGGAGGGGAGCCACGCCAGGGGAGGGGAGCCACGCCAGGGGAGGGGAGCCACGCCA